AAGGCTCTCAAGCTAATCGGGATTGAGTAGTGGCCGGGTTCGACCGCAGCACACTCGGGGTCCCTGGAGGCATTGATCGCAGGGCCCTCGCTCACACTGTCTCGCCTGGCGAAGACAACAGCACCTTCGGGAACGTCCTCCGGTTCCTAGGGCGTCCGGGCTTCGCTGCCCGGGCAGCCCTCATGGGGGACTTCGAGAGCGCGGGCCGGAACCTCGCCCAAATGGCAATCGACTTCCCGACCGGGGGGTTCATTGACCGGCGCCTGGGCCTCACCTCTATCGCCAACGTCTTCATTCCCGAGAAGTATGAGTTCAGCGAGGACCTCGCTCCGCTCAAGCGCCAGATCGAAACCACGGACGTTCTTGACGAGTGGGGTGTCCTCTCCAAGCGGGACCTCGGCACCTTCGAGAAGGCCGCAATCGACATTGCGGGTGGGATCCTCACGGACCCCCTGACCTACCTCTCGGGCTCGGGCCTGGTGCGGGGTCTGGGCAAAGGCCTCAAGGGAGCGGATCGCATTGCCGCTCAGGCTGACGTGGTGTCAGCACTCCGCAAGACCCGGTCAGGCAGCACCATGCTGGACGACACGGTCAGGAACCTGGAGTCGGAGTTCCTTACGCGCAGGGGTATCTCCTCCCTGGACGACCTTACCCCCAAGCGGGCTATCCGTGCGGAGCGGGGCTTCGAGCGTAGGGCCGCCGAGAAGATCTTCCTCGACGCGGAGCACGGGGGTCGGATCGGACCTCGGGCTGCACGCAGCCTCCACGAGATCGCGAACGACAACCTCCTCGACGAGGGCACCAAGGCCCTCGAGTCCCTCGGACACATTCCGACCAAGGGGGGTCTCTACCTCAACGTCCCGGGCTTCGAGAAGACCCTCCTCACGGAAGGCTTCGGCAGCAAGGCCTTCGGCCTGAGCGCTCCGGGGCTCGCTATGCGTCGCATGGACAAGACCATGCCAGGCACCGCAGAGGCAATTCGAGAGAGCGCACGGGGCCTCTACGCGGCTACCAGGGGTGCGTTCTTCGGACGGCACCTGACCGAGACCGACCCCTCCATTACGAAGGGCCTCCGGGACTCAGCCCACGACTTCTCCCTCGAGGTCGAGGGCGCCCGCCGCAAGACTCAGTCCCTCACCCGAGAACTCGCAGCGCCCTGGACCCCTGACCCCACGACAGGGAGGCTCGCCCCGGAACTCTCTGAAGAGATCGCGGCCATGACCAAGGCCTGGGACGAGGGCCAAGAGGCCGTGCGGCTGGCCTTCGCGGACGCCCCTGTGCAGATCAAGAACCTCAAATCCGACCTCGCACGGTTCCGACCGAAGAACCGCCCCAAGGGGGCCTTCCGGGAATGGGCTCGCGCCAAAGGGATCGCGGACGAGGCTGAGGAGGTGATCGCGGGGACCAAGGACTTTCGCACCTTCCAAGACGACTTCCTTCAGGCCCGGGCTGCGGACGACACGTCCCTCCTCCACCACGAACTCTTCGACCGCGGGGTCATGCAGGAGAGGGTCTGGGAGAACACCCTGGCGCAGGCGAAGGCGGGGGTCGCCCCTGGGAGGCACGCTGCCGTGGAGCACGCCCTCAATACCATGCGAGACCGAATGCGCCAGATCCCCGACGATCTCCGTCGGGCTGAGGGTCCGTGGAAGTCGGACTCGGTCTTCTTCAACGACCTGCTCCAAGACACCAACACGGTCTACATGCCCCGTCAGATCTCCGGCCTCTACGACGCCCTCCTCGGGGAGGGTATGAGGAAGCAGGACGTGCGGAAGGCATTCAAGGCTGCGCTCTCTCCCACGGACCCCGCCACCAAGGCGCGCAAGCACCTCAGCCCCGAGGACTTCAACAAGGCCCTGGCCAAACTGGCAGAGGACCACCTCGACCCTGAGGTCTTCACGGAACTGGCCGAGCGCTACCAGAACCTCAACGTCTTCCAACTCTTCAATCAGCGCATGGGGAACCACGCCCAGACCATGGCCGCAGGGAAGCTGGCCCAGAAGTTCCGCCGCGCGGGCCTCCAAGAGGGGGACCAGTCGATCCTGGGGCGCTACCTCCAGCACCAGTTCAAGGGCCTCTCCGACCGAGACAGCTTCACCAAGATCTTCGGCGGGGGTAAGATTCGGATCCCTGCGAACCGAGAGGGAGCCTTCGGCAAGTGGGCCAAGGAATTCGAGGACGCCTTCGTCAAGGACGACGGCTCCGCAGCGGCCTACAAGCTCCGGCGCAGGAACGTCCAGGTGGACGGGAAGAACTACGTCGAGATCCAATGGCCCGGCCTGAACAAACTCTTCAAGCCCATGCTGACCTCGGCCCCGACCAACCCCTCCTTCCACGCTCGGAACACCATTGGCGCGGCCTTCATGGGCCTCTTCAACCCTGACGTAGGGGCCAAGGGCTTCGTCCAGATCCTCGGGGCCATGAGGAACTCCACCCTCGTCCGCAAGCTCTCGGGCCTGGGGTTTGACGAGAAGCAAGTCACCCGGTTCATGCGGGCTCTGGACGACACTGCGGCTGCGCCAGCCATGCAGAGGGCCCTCATGGACGAGGGGGTCAAGATCGGCAAGTATTCCTCGGACGAGGTCCTCGACGCGATCCGCATGTCGGTAGGACCCCAGGTGGCAGGGCGCCCCGGCGCGAACGCTACGGACCTCATGGGCCAGATCACGGACGTGGACTTCCTCGGGCGGGAGGTCTTCCGGTCGAACAAGGCCCTCAAGGACCTCGGGGCCGCAGGCCCGCGCAAGGCGCAGGAGTTCTTCAGGAAGTTCATTAAGCTCGGCACGGACATGGGCGACGCGGTCGAGACCCGGTTCCGTGCGAACTCGATTATCGCCCTCATGGCCTCGGGCAAGACCCCGGCGCAAGCGGTCAAGCAGACCAACCGGGCCTTCGTGGGATACAACATTAACTCCGAGATCGAGCGCGGGCTGCGGGACATTATCCCCTTCTTCAAGTTCGCCTCGCACTCGGCGGTCTGGTCTAAGGAGCTCGCCACCGGGCCAACCGTGGGGCTCCGAATGCTCCGATCTGGCATGGGCGCTACGCGCCGAGCGGGTCAGGACCAGCAGGAGGCCGGCATTCTCCCGGAGCGTATCGGCTCCGGCCTGGCCCTGCCCCTGCCCTGGAAGAACGCAGCCGGGAACCAGGAGTTTCTGCTAGGATTGGGCCTCCCCCTGGAGTCCACGCTCCAGATCCTCGGGTCCCTTACCCCGCAGGGTTTCAGGCAGAACGTCCTCGGAGGTCTCAACCCTCCGATCAAGGTCGTGGCGGAAGGGATCACCAACCGCTCCTTCTACTTCGGTGGGGAGTGGGCAGCCTACCGACGAGCACCTGCATGGCTACCCCGGGTTCTGACGAAGGAGATCTCCCTCCCCAACGGCAAGAAGGTCTACGAGATCGACGGCGCAGCCAACGAACTCCTCAACGCCCTGCCCACAAGCAGGCTCGACTCGACCCTCGACAAATTGGTCGGATCCTTCGTGCGTGGGGAGAGGGCTCCCCTCCTGACGGCAATGCAACTGAGCACCGGGGTCCGGGCCATGAGCGCCGACACGGAGAGGGAACTCCAGGCCGCGCTGAAGCGCTACCTCCACGACAAGGTCCGGTCGGGGGAGATCGGAGAGACCGTCAACTACTTCAGCCGGATCGACAAGGCAGCAATGCCAGAGGATCTGAAGATCGTTCTGAACGGTCTGAAGTCGATCAAGGCAGAGAAGCGCAAGGAACGCCGCGAAGCGATCAAGGCCCGAGGAGGGGCATTCAAGTGAGCCAACTCAAACGGTGCGACGCCAAGCAGGTCTTCATTTGCGAGAAGATCGTCGGCGAGGAGGCCCTCACGGACAGGGTCAACGAACTCATGGCCCTGGGCTGGGAACTCGGCGACGAGAAGGGCGAGGGCGACTTCGTGGTGGAGACCTTCCTGGTCTCTGAGGAGTCCTACAACGAGACCACCTACCGAATCATGGGCGCGGCCTACGTCTGCCAGTGCCACGGGGTAGGATTGTAATGCCCTTCGACCCCACGGTCATTGCCCAAGCAGGCCCGTCCGTGCTTCTGGGCCTCGCGGTCTGGGTGCTCTGGTCCCGCCTCAAAGAGGTCGAGGCCAAGCTAGAGAAGCTCCGAGACAACTACGAAGGGAAGCTGGAAGGCTTCCTCACTGAGGTGATCACGACCCTCCACGACCTGGAGGATTGACATGGACATGGACGAGGCCACGGCCCGGATCCGCGCGGCCCTCAAGAGCGCGGCCTTCAAGAAGGCCCTCGGCAAGAAGAAGACCAAGCGCCTGAGGCGGATCGCCAAGACCTCCTTCGAGGTTCAAGTCCCGGTCCTCGAGGACGAGGCCCCCGTGCTCAGAGATTCCGCAGTAGTTCCCGATACTCCTCCGGGGTCACTTCGTCGTCGTGGAGCATAGCTCGCTGATACCCTAGGTCCAGCACGGACACGATCATGCGGAGGCGGGCGATCTCGTCCTCGTCCCATGAGAGGAAGCGCTTCCAGACCCGGTAGATCGCCGCGGCGGTCTCCGCGTCCGTGTCGAGGAACTCGCGCTTCATGAGGGCCATGGCCTCGCGCTCGATCAATTCGTTCCTGTAGGCCGCTTCCTCGTGCTCGTTCTTCACTCGTCTTCGTCCTCTCCGACCTCCAGGTCGAAAGTCAGGGACCCCTTGTGGCCCCAGCCAAAGGAGTGGAGCTCCACGTCCGTGAGAGCCCACCCGAACTGCCGCGCGATCTTCTTGAAGAGGTCGACCTTGTCAGACACGTTGCCGGCTGTCTCGCCCTCGGTCCTCCGGGTCTCAATGTTGACGTCGATCTTCATGCCGACGCCTCCGACCCCGACCCCGACCGCGTCCGCGTCCGCGACCACGACCACGACCCCGACCACGACCGCGACCACGACCACGACCACGACCCCGACCACGACCCCGACCGCGACCACGACCACGACCACGACCACGACCACGACCGCGACCGCGACCGCGACCACGACCGCCGGTAAGCAGGTTCCGAGTGGATCACAGGCCGACCAATTTGGCGACCAGGGCCCCCAGGACGATCACTACTATGTAGCCTGCTGAGAAGGCGATCACACGGTCCCTCTCTGTCAAGTGGTCGGGCCTGCTCATAGGCCGAAGGCCGCCTCGAAGATCAAGCAGATCGAGTAGGCGAAGATCCCGGCGCTCATGACCACGCAGGACACGACCCCAAACGCCACGAGCAGGACGACCCCGAGGTCTCCAATCTTCTTCCTGATCACAGCCCGAAGACCGACTTGACGATCAGGCACGCCCCGTAGAGGATCCCCAGGTTGATCGCAATAGGTATCAGGACAATGAGAAGTGCCAACACTCCCGCTGCCGCCCACGTCACTGCTTCGACTGCTGCGTTCTTCATTACTCGTGCTTCCTGTGTCGGTGGTTGAGACTCCACTGGCCGAGGGCCAGTGCGTCGAGGACTTCCTTGCGGTGGGAGATCGGGATCGACCCCAGGATCTTGACGTGCGTCGGGATCGAGAACTCGACCCGGGGTTGTTCACCGCGGCTGCGCGGCCTGGTCTCAAACCACTCCCACTCTACCCAACGCAGAACCCTGCGCCACGTAGCGACCTTGGACTGCTGGCCCTTCCAGTCTCGAGGGAGCACCAGGGTCACGGGGCACCCGATCCGGGTGCCGGCCAACATGGCCGCGCCAGACACCAGGGCCAGCTTCAGGAGGCCGTTCGGATCGACGCGGGACTTCGAGTAGGCTTGCTGGCCCTCCACGGTCACGCGCTCAATGGGGTCGTCCTCCTCCCGAGCAATGGCCCAAGCCTGGAGGATCACCTCTTGGACCTTCTCCAACTGCCACGTCAGGAGGGCGGTCTTCTTCTTCTTGGCCGAGAGGCCGTGGTCGTAGGCGCACCCGGCAGCCAGGACGTAGCCTGACCCCTTGCGCTTTCCTATGAGGGCGACCCCTGAGCCTTTAGTGTCGGGGTCAATGGCGAGGTGGCTCACGGCAACTCCGACCAGGCCGCGAGGGCCAGCCCCAGGAAGAGGACAGCACCCCAGAAGGCAATCCAAATGAGTCCTTGCGTGGTCAATGTCCCTCCAGGTCGAAGCGCCTCACGCGCTCGGCGACCTCCGGGTAGTCTAGCAGACTGAGCCTGAGGAGTTCCAGGCCGTAATTCCCTCCGCGCACGAACTCAAGGACCGTAGCGAAGGCCTCGGGGGGAACGAAGCCTATGGCGTAGAGGTCCTCTTGCCACTCCTCCGGTTGACAGTGAAGACAGGGAAGATCCCGGGCACACTGGTCACATTCGATCACGAGACCTCGTCCTCTCGGACATACATGAGCGAGCAGATCGCGTGTGCGAGGTGGGAGTAGCCCGTCTCCGGGTCCTTCGACTCGCCGGCCTGGTAGGCCAGGAGGTGACGCAGCGCGGCGCCCATGTAGCGGTTCTTGAGGTCGGGGACCTTGCGCCAGTTGTCGGGCGCATACTTCTGAGCACCGAAGGCCAGCACCGCAGACACCTCAAGCAGGGTCTTCGCAGGCAGGAGCTCAGGTCGGGGCTTCCCGTAATCGTGCTTGGTGCCCTGCTCTGGTTCTCGTCCGTTGATCTCCGGCCAGAGGTCCTCGACCTTCTCTCCGGTCCCGTGGACGGGCCGAAACACGTCGCAGGGGCAGTCTTCCGTCACAAGAAGGCCCCCGACCCTGTAGGTATCTCGGCGACAACTCCCTTCGGGGTGGTCCCCTTCTCCGTGTCCGCAGCGGCACTTCATATCAGATCCTCTTCTTCCAGTTGGCGAGTTTCAGTTGGTTCACGCTGACTACGTGGGTCTGACTCTCGTATTTCGAATTCCAGAGATCAGTCTTCGTGTATTGAATGTAGACCCGGTCGTGGCGCCCGAGCTTCACGACGCGGGCCCGGTAGCCCACCTCGGGGTGGGGGTTGAAGAGAACGTCTCCGACCCGGAGGTCCTTGAGCGCTGTAGTCTTCTTGCGCTTCTTCTTCTTCCTCTTCTTACGCCCCATTAGACCTCCGACCCCGACCACGACCGCGACCCCGACCACGACCCCGACCACGACCGCGACCCCGACCACGACCACGACCACGACCACGACCGCGACCACGACCACGACCACGACCCCGACCACGACCCCGACCCCGACCGCGACCACGACCACAGGTAAGCAGGCTCTGAGTGGATCATGCGGGGCTCCAGACTCCGAGGGTCGTCGGCGTGTCCCAGACCTGCTCGGCCTCCTTGGACCAGTGCGTTGAGAGGATCGGTTCCGCACGGACCTGAACGTCCGGGAGAACCTCGGTCATGCTGTCCTCCATGATCTTCGCCAACTCGTGGGCCCGATCCGAGCGCCGGCAGTCGTCGGGGACCTCCATGAGGATCTCGTCGTGAATGAAAGCCACGGGCCGGCAGCCGTAGAGGATCGACCCCCGGGTCCGGTCGTAGCACGCACGGCTCACGTTGAAGACGGCCTTCTTGGCGCCCTCGGCCCCGGGGGTCTGGAGGGCTCGTCCGTTGGCGAGTTGGGTGAAGCGGCACTCGACCCGGCGCATACCCGCGGGTGACACGTAGGACCCGGGTTGCCCCGGGACCCAGGTGTTGAGGTAGCGCTTCATGTTGGGGTAGACCATGAGCCAAATGCGCTTGAGGTTCTTGGCCTCGGCCACTGAGAGTTTGAACCCGTACCCCGCGGCCACGGCTCGGAAGGTGTTGATCCCCATGCCTCCGGGGAACCCGAGGCCAACAGGCTTCGCCAAGGTGCGCCAATGCTTGAACCACTCGGGCTTGTTCCTCTTCTGGGTCAGGAAGAACTCATACTCCTGGTCCTCCGTGCGCTCCTCCCCGTGCAATTCGGTCAGGACCATGCGAAACGCCGGGTCTCCATGGACAGCCAGCGCGCACCCGAGGTAAGCGTGGGGGTCAATCCCGGCGTTGATCTGGTCGGCCAGCGCAGAGTGACCGTAGAGGTCGAGGATCGTCTGGGCCAGAGACACGAGTTCCAGAGCGCTGTAGTCCGCAATCGCAAAGAGCCAGCCCGGACGAGGGACGTAGGCCGGCCTGACCCTGGGGTCCGCTTGCTGGATATTCACGGCGGGGGCCACGGCCTTGTCGGCCCGCTTCTTAGACACGCCCCAGGAGGACGTGCGGCCCGTGGCCTTGAGGTAGTCGTAGTTGGGGTGGATCACAGGGGCCGTGATCCCGCTGCCGTAGGGCCACTCCATAGCGGGGAAGTATGACGTGATCAGTTTGATCAGCTTCGCGCGAGTGAGGAACTGCTCGAGCGCAGGGTGGAAAGGCGCAATGGCCTCGAGGACCTCGGCAGAGGTCGAGACGTATCCATTCTCCAGGGTGGGCTCGACGTTGATCTCCTTCGCCTTCTTCGTGGGCGTGAGGGGAATGTCCTCCTGCTCGCAGATCGCCACGACCAATGGGACCAAGGCAGCCTTCTTCGCGACGCTCTCGTCCTTGGGCTTGGTGACCCCGTAGGGGCAGGTGCAGGTCTTGGGCTTCCGGGAGCACCCCTCCTCGTGGTCCTTGGTCTTCTTGGGCCGGCCAGGACAGGCCTTGTTGACCAAGGGAGGGAGCCCGAAGTCGTCCAGCGGGGCGTAGAGGAGGGGCAAGACCTCGGGGTCTAGCGCGGCCACGACCTCGGCCTGGATCCGCTCCTTCTCCTTCTTGTCCACCCTGACCCCGTAGGCCGTCATGAGGTAGAGGCCGAAGGCCGCGGCGACGTGAAGGTGCTCGCTGTCGAAGACACCCGGGATCTCCCGGGCCTCCTCCTCCTGGGCTGCCCAGACTTCGTAGGTCGCTTGCGCGTCGAGGAGGGCGTAGTCTGCTGCCTCTTTGGGGTAGTCCTCAGCCCTGAATCCGTCGAGCTCGGCATAGCGGAGGCGCCAAATGTCCTCCCCCTCCTTGCCGGCAGAGAGGTCCAGGCCGCAACGGGCCCGCGCAAGTTCCGACAGCGAGTAGGAGATCCGGCTGCCGGCTGGGCTGTTCTCGATCTCCCCGAAGGTGGCGAGGTTCAGGAGCTTCTCACGGATCTGGGTGTCGTGGACACGACCCTGGTGGAGAGCCTCGAAGATCCGGGGGAGCAGGTGGGGGAAGGTGGAGGCCACGCACGCGAGGTCATAGGCCACGTTGTGGCCGACCGTGTCCTCTTGCAGGAGGGTATGGGCGAAGGCTTCAAGCCAACCGTCGCCATTGGTGACGAGGGCCGGGGCCGTCCCGGTGCAGTAGGTCGCGCACATGATCTCGGGCGCGAGGCGCCCGGGGGCGATCAGTCTGGTCTCAGTGTCCCAAGCAATCACTAGTAGGCGGAACTACGGAAACAGGTCGTGACTGCGTTGCAGACGAGGTCGATCAGCGCCTCCCGGCGCTCCCCCGTAAGCGCCCGAACGATCCCTTCTTGGATCACCTCCTCTACCTTGGCCCAGAGTTCGGAGTCCTCGGAGAGGATCTCCTTGCAGCGCTCTCGGGCGAGGCTTCCACAGGCCGTCAGAAACGCCTCTTGAAGGGGAGGCACGGGACTGTGTCCGTAACCCTGGCTTTTGGGGGGAGTGAGAAGGTGCTGAAGGGCCGCGGAGATCAACTCCCCCTTCTTCGCGTCGTCCAAGGACTGGAGAACAGCGGAGGCAACAGCCTCCTTGAGTTGGGGGCCGTCCAGATCAATCTTCATAGCAACCTCGTGTGGGAGGCACAGCCCCTCCCCCCTGACAAAACCAGTATCACGACCTGGCCGGGGGAAGGACCTGCACCTTAGTTTTGACACCGTTGAGCCCTATGCGCCCAGCCCGCGGTCGCGGGGGGACAGGCCGACTCGTAGCACAGCGCCTCTGACCGACCAACCAAGTAGCCGTCAAGGATCGGCCCGTTCTGCAAACCCTGAGCCGGGGATCGAACCCGGGTCCCCCGGTGATAAAGTCGGGGTCTCGCCAAAGTAACTCAGGATCCCCGTCTGTTCCGAGGCGTCATTCCGACCCGCGCTTCCGCGCCGGGGCCGGGGCCGGCCTAGCCGAACTTGTTGGGGTCGATCCCCTCCTCGGCGAGTTGGTCCGGGAGGATCGGGCGGCGCACGTAGGCCGAGATAAAGGTCTGGGGCCTCCCTTCCTTGTCCTCGTAGGCGCGGCCCTTGACCTCGACCTCGACCGTGACGCCGACCATTTGGGTCAGGCGCTCCCCAATGGTCTTGAAGGGGGTCTCGTTCGCGGCCTCCATGGTCTCGCCGGAGACCCCGCAGTAGAAGCGGCGCACGTCGGCCTCGACATATTCGTTGCCACCGAGCATGATCACTTGCGTGGTCTCGGTGCCGGGCGTGAGGGTGCCTTCGATCACCTTGAGGGTGGTCTTGACCACGCGGAGCATGTCGAGCTTCTTACGGCTGACGGCCTCCTCGATCTTGGTGATCTTCTGCCAGTAGGTGCCGATTGAGTCGCGGCTCAGGCCCGCAGTCGTCTTCGTGTTGTCGTCCAGCTTGTCAAAAAAGCCCATGTCGTTCTCTTCTTTCGTTCAGTGTCCGCAAGGCGATCTGCCTTACGAGGGGTATTCTAGGGATTGTTCTTCGGGGCGCAAGGCATTTCTTCGACCAAATCTTCCTGAGGGAACAAGGCTTTACGAATCGCCTGGCCGTCGATCCAGCCCGGCTCGCCTTCGGCGCCGCAGCCCACCCAGTTCGCCCACCCGTGTTGGAGAGCTCCGAGGTAGGAGACCGAGAGCCCGAGGATCTCCGCGGCCTGGGCCAGGAGTGGCACCCCGGGTCGGAAGTCGATCTCTCGACCGTCCGCACGGCACAGGACGTAGATCAGTCCCCCGCTCCAGGTCTGGGTCGGTTGAATCTTGGTCTTCCGGTAGGCCTCGAGGGCCTGTTCGGGGGTGACGCGGTCTCTCATGCGAGCCACGGCATTGACGAGGACCTAGGCACGACCGTGGGCTCGGGAAGGGCCTCCTCGAACTTCTCCTTCCGGGTCTTCGGCGGATCGAGTTCGTCGGCCACGTCGATCAAGATCAGAATCGCTCTGGCGCGGTCCTCTTCCTCGGCGTCCTCCGTCAAGAGGGCGATTGCTTTGTCGATCTGGTTCGCGAGGGTCATTCCGGCACCTTGTACCCTTGCTCCCTCAAGTATTCGGACGTGAACTGCTCCGGGAGCGGGGACCAGTCAGCCACTAGAAGTTTCGGATCCCCGCCGAGGGTCTCCTTCATTTGCGTTTGGCTCGGTTCACAAGGGCCGAGACGTAAGACCGGGCAATCCCGAACCTCTCCGCGATCTCCCACTGTCTCCACCGCCCTGAAGCATAGAGCGCCCGGATATTTTTGACCTCAGAGTCGCTGAGTTTGTAGAGAGGGTGGCTCTCTCCCTTACAGTCGGTTCCGTGCCGGGTTCGGTCTGCTTGATTCTCTTTCGCTGTGCCCCACGCCAGGTTCTCCACCTTGTTGTTCGAGGGGTTCCCGTCCAAGTGAAGGCACTCCTGCCCCTCCTGCGGCTCCCCGACAAATGCCAGAAGCACTAGCCTATGCGCGTAGACCTGGGTCGAGTCTCGGTTCTTCCAGAGTTGAAGCCCGAGGTAACCTTTCCCTTTGACCGCGAGGCTCAACAGACCCGGGCGCCCTGTGCGCCTGTAGTTCATGCTCATGACCCTGCCGAAGGACGACACCTTGTAGAGTCCTTCGTATCCTGGGACGGCCTTCCAGCGCTCAGCCAAGGGGGTCATATCCGTGCTCCCTCAAGTATTCGGACGAGAACTGCTCAGGAAGAGGAGACCAGTCTGCCAGCAGCAGCTTCGGGTTCCCTCCCAAGGTCTCGGCCAAGTATACTGTATCACAGAGCGTAGCCGCAACTTGGAGTTTGTCGAACTCGGTCGAAACGTTGGTCTGCACGACCAAGCGATCAGCCTGTTGACCCGTGCGGTGCAGGCGCCCCAGGAGTTGCTCCATGTGGTTGGCCGGGCGAGGCCATTGCACGAGGTGCTGGTTGCGGTGCTGCTGGAGGTTCTTACCCTCCATGTGCGAGGAGATCGACGCCACGCAGAAGAATCGCTCGGATCCGTCCCCGTAGAGCCACCGGGTCCCGGCGCCCTTCCACAGGACGGGCAGGCCCGCTTCCTTCAAGGCTTGGTGGACCGCGCGCTGGACCTCTTGGTGGTGACACCACAGGATCCCCAGTTGGTTGCTGCCCTCACGCTTGCGGGACCTCGCCCAGGCCAGCGCGGCCTTGATCTTGTAGTCCGACACCCAGACAGGCTCAGAGAGCCTCTCCGGGAGCTCCGGATCGTCCGTGGCCTTGATCTCCGCCCACAGGTCGTAAAGGTCTTGGTGCCCTTGGATCGCTCCGTAGGTGTGGTGCCACTTGCCCACGGCCATGGGCGTGTCCTGGCCCTGGCGGGGATACCGAGTCGCGCCGAAGAACTCCCTCAGGGCCTTGGCGTAGTCCTGGCGCAGGTCGAAGAGGTCCTTCGCCTCCTCTACCCGGGGGTGGTCCTCGTCCCAGAAGTGCCTGGTCCAGAAGCCTGCCGAGAGTTGCCTCAGGGTCTCATGGATCTGGATCATGTGCGGGAGGACCTCCCCTTCGGGGGTCTCGAAGTCCTCTTGGACCCTGCTCATAAGCCGCACGATCTCGGACGGGACCTTCTTCGGGGTGTTGCGGATCTCGAGGCCCACGCCGAGGGCCTTCCCGGACGAGACAATGACCCCGGGTGCTGTGTTGAGCCGAAGTCGATATGCAGTTCGCATGGCCTTGGTATTCCGACCGTTGACCGAGGCCCAGACCAGCAGGGGGCGCATGTCTTCAATGTCCTGTAGGGTCGGGGGCTCGGCCCCGCTCTTGAGGAGTTCGCTCCAACGCGCAGCTTCCATGGCACCCCGGGGGAGGGGGCAGCCCTCTTGAAGGCAAGCCTTGATCAGCTTGTGGTAGTCCTGGGGGCTCTTGGAGGTCAGGGTCCCGGACATGGCGACGATCTTGGGGTGGACCTCCCTGCGGTTCACGAATCCCCACCAGCGCTTGGTCTTGGCGCTGTCGCCTCGGAGGTTCTGGGCCTCGTCGGCGATCACCAGGTCAGGGTCAATGTCGCTGAGGACCTGAATCGTGTCCTCAGTCGAGAGACAGGAGTAGGGCAGGACGTAGGCACCCGGTCGCCCCGACCCCGCCAGCAGGAGGCGCTTGTTCCGGGGGATCTTGCCCAGCCCATACCAGGGCACGGACATGGCGAGGTGCTCGCGGGCCCAGATCAGGTCCCGATTCCAGAATTGGTCGTAGACGCTGGGAGGCAGGAGGATCAGGATCTTCTCGGCGCCCTCCTGGTAGGCAATCGAGGCCATGAGTTGGGCGATTGCGGTCTTCCCGCCCCCGACCTTGACCGAGTAAAACCCCCTCCCGTTGAGTAGGAAGGAGTGGAGGCCCTTGGATTGGTCGTCCAGCAGCCGAAGGTGGGGGTTCCCGCGCTCGTGGCACCAGTCGCACCCGCACTTACCCTCGTAGGCGGAAGCCCGAATGAAGGTGTGGCTGAGGGTCTCAGCCTGCTCCGGGGTGATCTCAGGAGCCCGAGGGAGTTCTACGATCCTGCGGATCTCAGTCTTGCCGGGCCGAGAGGGGCCGAGTTGACGGAGGCGGGATTGCCAGTCGGTCACGCTAGGCCTGCTCTGGCTGTGAGATCAAGCCATGCGCGGCAAGCCACTGCTGGAACGACTGCGTTCCCAAGGGAGCGGAGTCTGTCCACCCTATCGGGAACCCCATGAGCCACGCGACCCAGTCGGGGTTCAGAGGCCCACCAACCCGTGTCGGCAGGTCGGGACTTCTTCGCGCCTGCTCTGCACGCCCGCCGGGGGCTCTCGCGTCTCTGGCCTTGGGGGTCGGCCAGCGCTCCGCTTTCGCCATGCCGTGGAGGGTTAGCCGCTCCTTTCCGCCCCGGCTCCAGCCTCTCGGGTCGCTCGGGTCGCTCGGGTCGCTCCCGCCCTTGTTGCTGTGGAATGCCTGGGCGCTCGCGGTGGGCAAGAATGAAGATCCTCTCGCGTCTATGAGGCGCTCCCTCCTCTTCCGCGCTGAACACGTCCCATTCCGCATTGAACCCGAAGAGGGCCAAGTCTTGGAGCACTTCGCGCAAACCCTTCGAGATATGTCCTCTGACGTTCTCGAAGAATCCAAACGGGGCGCCGCTCTCCACGAGCACGCGCAGAACTTCAGGCCAAAGGTGGCGAGGATCCTTCTTGCCTCTTCGGGCTCCGGCCAAAGAAAAGGGTTGGCAAGGGTATCCCCCAGTGAGCAGATCCACTCTTCCACGCCACGCCGCAGCGTCAAAGGTTCGTAAGTCGCTCCAGATAGGAGCGTCGTCCAGGTGCCCTTCTTGCATTCTCGCCGCCAGGACCGCGGCGGCATAGGCTTCCCTCTCCACATAACAAACGGTGCGAGCGACCGAACGGAGTCCGAGGTCAATGCCTCCGATTCCTGAACACAAACTAAGGGCACGTAGAGCCATGTCATACTCCGGGGTCCCCCTCCGGCCAGACCGGAGGAGCGCCTTGGGCGAGTTCGTGGATCCGAGCCTCAAGCCGCAGGATCTCTAGGGTCTGGGACTCAAGAATCTCGAAGGTCTTCTCGGTGGTGGAGGCTCGCGGGGACAGGACCCGGAGGCACTCGGGGCAGGTCGGGTGTTCCGGGTCCGACATGGGCTAGGCCTCTTCGACAGTGAAGATCTTGGAGATCAGGTCTCGAGCCTCTTCGAAGAGGAGGTCTTCCCGGGGCGACTCGTCGTTCTCGAGGTCGTGCTTCAGGACCATTCGCGTCCCCAACAAAGACACGATCAGGCTGTCCTCAGGTGCCAGGAGCGCGGCGAAGAGGAGATTGGCGTTCCTGTCTCGCTTACTTCGCTCAGCCTCCTCGCGGCTCCGCTCGTTCATTTCACATGCAGCGCGGGCATGGGCGTCGGCGCCGTGGTCCCTTCGGAGAAGGCTGCGCTCGTAAGCCTCTACCTCCTTGGCCCGATTCTCCTTCAAGTTCTCGGCGAGGTCTTCGTTGAGCCTAGCCGTGTGCTCTCGCAGTTCCTCTTCGGTCATGCCCAACTCCGAACGACGCCCGTGGCGATACCCTCGAGGGCCTCCGCGAAGGACCGGAGGTCGGGGCTCAACTCGGTCGGAATCGTGACCAGGCCGCTGATCTCGGCCTCCTTGGACTCGACCCAGAGGGTCATGCGGTCCCGGCGCTGGAAGGCGTTGGCCTTGAAGTAGTCCTCGAAGGTGCAGGCCTCCGACGCGAGGGCCTGGCGGAAGAGGTGGGACAGGGGCGTGGCCCGGACCCCCACGGGGTAGCAGCCAATGTAGAGGGTCAAGCCTGGGGAGGGCTTGAAGGTCTCGGTCACGGTTTGCCCTGCGGCATGGGCCAGGGGGTCCTCATTCAACTTCTCCTCGGCCTCGGGCGCCGGGGCAGGGGGAGTGTCGTCCTCGAGGCCGAAGTGCTTGAGAACCTCGTCCTCGTTGCCTTTGACGGGAAGCATTACGGTCTTACAGGTCTTGCGGTTGTGGCCGACCTCGAAGCAGTTGCCGCACTTGCGCTTCTTCTTCTCCTTGGCCCGGGGCAGGGCCTCGGCCTCGACCGGCGCAGCCGGCTCCGTGACGCCCTCGGGGGCGTTGATCGACGGGGCCTCTTCGGCGGAGGTGGGAGCAGGGGCCGGCGCGGCCTCTCCCTTCAGTTGACGCATTCTCTCTTCGAAGTCCATAGGGCCCTCCAGGGCAGACGGTGGTGCGGTCTTAGGGACCGCGGGTGCGGCTAGGCGAAGTTGCCTAGCACGGAAGCGCTTCAGGGTCTCACGGCCCATGCACATTGTCAAGTAGGGGCAACCGCCGTAGGCGTTGCACGCAGAATCCATAGCAGGGGTGCCGTAGCGACCCTCTACTTCCTTCCACTGCTTCTCGGGCAGGGCCTTGGCGGCCTGCATGTCGAGGGCCATGTCGGTGCAGCGAGACCAGGTGGCCTCGATCTCCTCCCGAGGGATCACTGTCGAGCGTTGGTGGACCGTGCCGAGGGTGCGGTCGAAGATATTGTGCGTCACGCGCACCTCCTCGAGGACCTCGGGCGACTGGTCCATGAGAACCTTGGCGTAGAGCGAGAGTTGCAGGTCCTTCCGCAACCGGCTCTTGGGTCGGTCCGCGAGGGGGACTCCCTCGTCTTTGGGCTGGTCCTCAGTCAGCGCGTAGCGCATGGACTTGGTGCCCTTGTGGTCCACGATCTCGCCCGGCAGGACGAGGTCAATGAAGCCCTTCAGGATCACAGGGTCCTGGGAGCTCCCGGACATGAGCACGAAGAATTCCTTCTCCACCTGCTGCTGAGGCGACCGGAGGAGATACCCCGCGTGTATGGCGTCGGAGATCAGGCCCTTGATCAGGTCCCGGTCCTCGGGGAGGACCTCCTCGCCCTCGTCGCCCTTCCACCACCCCTCGGGGTAGTGCTCGAAGGGGCTGCCGTCTGGGTTCCGTCCGTTCGGGGAGGCCCGCAGCCAAGCCTCGATCCTCGCGTGGAGGACCGTGCCAAAGGTGTGTCCGTAGACCTTCTTGGAGCCCGGGAGCCGGGCGACCTTGCCCAGGAACCACTTCCGAGGGCAGAGGTCAAAGGTCTTGAGTTGGGAGGCGCTGACTTGCAGGCCTTGGATTTCGTTAAGCACGGGACCTCGATCTCGAGCAGGTTCGCGACGACCACGACCAGGGGTGCGACCAGGAGGATAGGGAAAACACCCGCGGCCCCGGCCCTGGCCTGGAGCGGGACCACGACAGGGACGACCAGGACCTGGCCCAGTAAGCAGGTTCAGAGTGAGCGATCATGAGGTCTTCGCACGGGCCCGTGCTCGTGTGAGCTTGGCCTGGGCTTGGGGGTCGCCTTGGGCGGCTTGGCGCTCAAGGGCGCGGGTTGCTTGGTCAGACACGGTTAGCACCCCTCGGCGAGCAGGACGTAGGCACAGAACAAGACGAAAGCGATAGCAAACATAGAAACTCCTAGGAGGAAGAAGAAGAAGAAGAAGAAGACCACGACGACGACGACCACGACCACGACCACGACCGCGACCGCGACCGCGACCGCGACCGCGACCACGACCACGACCACGACCACGACCACGACCCCGACCCCGACCCCGACCCCGACCCCGACCCCGACCCCGACCCCGACCCCGACCCCGACCCCGACCAATAGGCAGGTTCAGAGTGGATCAGAACCCGCTCTCTCCCGCCTCTTCCTTGGTCAGGAAGAAGTGAATCCCGTGGGTGCATTCGACACGCGGGTCCGGGTCGTATTTGTCGGGGCGCACGATCTCGCCGGTCATGTAGGTAATCGGCGTAGCACTCCCGAACTTGCCGCTGCGGGGCGAGGGCTCTGCGGTCCAGAGGACCTTGGCGTATTCGGCCCGACACTTCCGCCCGACGAGGCTGGCCGTTCGCTTTGCCTTCGCGGGGATCAAGAGGCGCACCAAGACCCCGTGGCACGACTTCCAGACCGTGAGCGTGCCGGTTTGCGGGATTTGGAATGCTGGCAGTTTCGCCTCCTTGAGGTAGGCGCCCCTGAGGTCGGCACCCCTGAGGTAGGCGCCCGAGAGGTCGGCGCCCTTGAGGTAGGCGCCACTGAGGTAGGCGTCCGAGAGGTCGGCGCCCTTGAGGTAGGCGCCCCTGAGGTCGGCGCCCCTGAGGTCGGCGCCCCTGAGGTCGGCGCCCGAGAGGTAGGCGCCCGGGAGGTAGGCGCCCCTGAGGTCGGCGCCCCTGAGGTCGGCGCCCGAGAGGTAGGCGCCCGAGAGGTAGGCGCCCGAGAGGTCGGCGCCCGAGAGGTCGGCGCCCTTGAGGTCGGCGCCCTTGAGGTAGGCGCCCGAGAGGTCGGCGCCCTTGAGGTCGGCGCCCTTGAGGTCTGCCCATGCGCCGATCTCATACTCTTTGTCGTTGATCGTCTTCTTCATTTCGAATCCTAGGTGGCCGGGGTTGGGGAAGGGTCGAGGTGGCCGGCCTCAATCAGCCTGTCTCGGTCAAGGACGAATCCATACCCGCGGGTGCGGGTGCCTTGTACCGTATATTGCGCGGGGGGACTTGTCCACCAAAACTTGCAGAGGCTCTTAACTCTTGCCTTGCCAGCGTCGGCGTCGAACTTACTGCGCCACGCCTTGAGTGCCGATTTTAGGTTGACGCGGTCCCGACCCTGGGTGTCTTTGGGGAGCCCCTTGAGTTGGGCGAGGACCTCGCCCATGTTGTCAATGTCGTTCTTGTAGCGGGAATCGGCCTTGGACTGCTCGAGCTCCCGGACCTTCTTGGAGGAGAGGTTACCCTGGAGGAGGAAGCGCCCCGCCCCGCCCTCTTGACCGTGCTTCTCGTAGAGGTAGAGGAAGTGCCTCGCCAGCTTCTTCGCGGGGCTCTGGACCCATGTATGGGTCGTCAGGCGATTTCCGTGAGAGTCCAGCCACGCCTTGGCGTTCGGGGAGCAGTCGAAGTGCAGGATCCGGTGCCTCAAGGCAGCGTGGTCCTCCGAGGTCATACCCCGGGCAGAGAAGAGGGTTCCCAGGAGCTTGGGGTTGTTCGCCGTCAGGACGACTCGGTAAGGGCAGGCAACACGGCCATGGGCCTGATACTTGCGCTCAAGGGCGATTGGGTCGCCCCCCGTGAGGGAGCGGAAGGTGTCGCTGATATGGGTCTCAGTGGCCTGGGGGAAGCCCTCGTCCACGTTGACGATCAGCGCGGTCTCCAAGGAATCCTTCCACTTCCCAAACACGTCGCTCATGGCGAGGGTTGAGGGGTTGAGGGCCTCGCTGAGACCCCTGACGAAGAGTTGCTTGCCGATCCCGGGAGGTCCCACGAGGGACAGGGCACAGAGCGGTCCTCGCTCATATGCCAGGCTCAGGCCGATCCACTTGTCCAGCAGGGGGCGCTGGTCGGGGCCCACGAGGGCGTCAAGCCACTCTTCAATCTCCGGGTCATGTTGGGGGGAGAGGTCGGGGTCCCGTTGGAAGGTCCCTTGGGCCAGGCGCGGGCATTGAGGGTTGCTCCGGTCGATCCAGGCCCCTTGCGGGCCGGGCTGGAAGAGGACCTCGACCCCGATCTGCTCGGCATAGTCGTCAATGATTTGGTTGGGGGTCTTCTGCTTGACGCCCTTGTCGGTCTCGAAGGAGAGGGAATAGGGCCCCTCGTCGGCCCATAGAGGGTTGTCACGGAGCAGGGCCCTGACGTTGGTCTTGACCGCGTAGGTCAGCCCGTAGAGGCCATTGGGGAGCAGGGCATATACCCTGGTGCCCACGAGGACCAGAGCAGGAGTATCCCCGTCGCCAGGGGCCTGAGCGACCTCTGCCGCCAGATCCTTTGTGACCTCGAGGGCCACCTCCTCCACCTGCTCCCGCTTCTCTCCCTCGACCCCCCACAGCCGACAGACCTGGATCCACAGCTTGGCCCGGAGGTCCTCGTCGTCCCCCGAACGGAGGGAGGCCTCGGCCTGTCCGTAGTGCAGTCCGTAGACCTGCTCAGGCGTTGCCCAGCCGAAGAGTTTGCCCACCGTCGCGCCCACAAGGGCGTATTGGGCTCCGTCACGGCCTCGACCGTCCCGGTTGCTGAGGAGGTCGAGAGGCTCAGGAGGGTCCTTCAGGGTCCCCCAAATGTCGGGGAGCAGGCCCGCGAGGGCCTTCTTGGCCTTGCGACGGAAGACCTTGCCCTCTACCCCGGTGCGGAAGCCCTCGTCAGAGAGGATCGGGGCATGGCGTTGGAGCGCAGTGGACACAGAGCTCTTGTGCCCCTCGGGCTTGACCGCGTCGAGAGGGAGGGTGTTACCCGGGTAGGCTTGGGCCAGGGGGACGGTAGGGCGCCCGTCTCGGGTCACGAAAGGAAGGCGGAAGGGTCGGGCCCAGCCCATGGCCTGCCGGTCAATGTGCCACCCCTGGCCTAGGGCCTTCTGGAGGTAGGGGTCGAGGAGGGTTGCGAGACCCCGTTGGAAGGGGGTCACGTCCTCAAGCTCGAGGGGCTGATCTAGGACGAACACGAAGTGGGCTCCGTGCTTGGTGGTATGCGCGGCCCATAGGGCCGGCAACCTCTTGGCGACCTCTCCAATGCTTTGGGCCTGGTCCTCGGAGAGAGGGACATGCCCAGGGGTATCCAAGTCCAACACAATGACGCGCTGCGTTATACGGACTCCTCGGGCCCTTAGGTCTCCAATGCAGGACGTGGTCAGCCGGGGCCAGGCCGAGTCCCCCTCGACTTCGTAGCAGAGGAGGTGCTGGTCGTTGGGCCAAGCTGTGGCAAAGGCGTCCTCAAGGGAAACGACCTTGAGCATTTCGGGGACCTCGGATCCTCCCCAGTAGCCTCGGACCTCACGCGGATTCAGTAGAGCGACTCGAGGGATCATGTTCGGGCTCCTTTGGAGAGGTTCTCTCGGGCCCACAAGGGCTGGAGGTTTGTGTAGTGGCAGGCCTCTAGGAACTGCTCTCGGTCGGTCAGGTCAAAGGACGCCAGGGGCTTGACGTGGTCAATGTGCCAACGCATTTCCGTCTCGTGCCAGGGCCCGTAGTTGTCCCAAGTCATACCCTCCTTCATGAGATATTCCAAGTGTTTTCTCAGTTCCTCAGGAGTGCAGCCCAAGTCCCGGACGGCAGACCCTACTTTGAGTACCTGGTGGAAGAGGAGAGTCTTGCGAATCCGGACTCTTAATGCCCGGGCAATCCGGTGGCTCGGGTCCGTCCTCGACTTCTCCTTCCAATAAGCCCTCAGCCTCGCGAGGCGCCTCTTCTTTTGTTCAGGGGTCTCGGATTCTGCCCTCAGCCTCCGAGCCTCTGCCCTCTTGGCGAGCCTCTTCTTCCTTTGCTCGGGCGTCTCCCTACTCCTCCGGGCTTCCCACTCTTCCCGAGACTTTGAGAGCCTCTCTTCTCTTTCGAGAGGGGTCTCCCTCGCCCTCCGGGCGATATCCAAAGCCCTCTTTAGGCCCTTCCGGGCCTTGGCCTCCTCTGGCGTCTCCTCTTGAGCCTTGAGAAGGCGCCTCAGGCGGCGCCGCGCCAGTCTCTCTTGGCGCTCCTCAGGAGTTTCTCGGGCTCTGGCCTTGGATCCTCTGCTTTTGCTCATACCGAGCAGCCTACCACATTCCCCGTCCGTGCGCGGTCCTCTTTCCGCAAAGAACTAGGCGGGCGTTTTTTGCAGTTACCCCGGTGCAATAAATGCCGTGGGAGAAAGGGGTTAGGAGGCAGCCCCCCCAAGCGGTTTCCATATCTTCTTTTAAATTCTATTAAAGGGAAGAGAAACGTTTGGAGAAACACATGGGGGGGAGCAGGCCCGGCAGACGTTATTTGCGCTGATTTTCTTGCAGCGCCTCCGAACGGCGTCGAGCGTGGCCTACCTTGCAGTGAGTCCAGACCGTTCCCTTTGGCGGGGTAAGAGCCGAGGGGGTGTAGGCGTCCCGCCCCGCAGGGGCGAGGCGAAGGTTGAGAGCTCGGGAGGCTGCCCGGTCGGATCCGAGGGCCCGTCGCAGGCGCAGGACGGCCGGCAGGGTCCAAGCCCCCTGGACGGTTTCGGCCCAAGGGGTCCCCCCAAGGCGCTGGCCCCGGGCTTTGACGACGGCCAGACCGGCTTTGGTCCGCTCGCTGATAGCGGAGCGTTCGAATTCGGCGAAGGCAGCGGCCATTGTGAGGAACAGACGGCCCATAGCCGTTGAGAGGTCCAGAGAGGCCCCTCCTAGGTCCACGAGGTGTAATGTGACCCCTAGGTCGGAAAAGTGCTGAACGGTCGTTAGGCAGCCTGTGACGGATCGCCAGGCCCTATCCAGCTTCGCGACCACGACGTGGTCACCCGCCCGGACGGTTCGGGCCAAGGCGCCCCCTGCCCTCCGGAGGGCGAAAGGCCTCCGGCTTGAGGTTGCGGGATCCTCAAAGGCAACAGGGGTAGAGAGCCCCCTGACGCGGCAGTAGGCGAGGATTTGGTCGCTTTGAGCCTCAATGGAGACCTCTTGGCCGGCGGTGCTGGCGCGGAGGTAGCTATAAACCAAGGGAGGCCCCCTTGCTGAGGTTCTTCCGTGCCCACATAGCATAATCAGAGTAGACGGTCACGCTGCGAAGGCCTCCAGAAACTCGACCAGAGCCTCAACGTGTAGGGGCCAGACCTTGACCTCGGGGCGGAGGAGGGCTCGGGAGGTCCATGAACCTACAGTCCCCTCGGGGATCCCGGTCAGGAGGGACATGTCCGTTCGGGAGATACCTTGAGCCTTGAGGACAGCGCGGAGAAGGTGAGGCAGAGTGTCGTTCAGCAGAGCCGACAAAACTTGCGGGTTATTGACGGTCATGCCTGGGCCTCACGCGCGCGCTTGCGCCGCTGGTAGCGAGCCCGGTATTCGGCCCGACGGTCTTTGCGGTCCCTCTTCACGGGGTTCGGCTTGTTCAAACGGAGGAGGTCCCTCAACGCAGCATTGAGAAGCTCGGGGTTGTCGTCCTCGTTTGCGGTCCGCGCAGTATCCCAGGCGAAGAAGTAAGCGCGGACGTGGTCAATAGTCTCCCGAGGGAGAGAGTAAGCGGGGTAGGCGGCGCCCTCCTGCAGGGTCTCAATGCTGAGGCCGTTGAGCGCCAGGCGCTTCTTGAGCCTATCGACGGTGTTCCAAAGGTTTCGGGGGCGACCGTTAGGGTGGAACACCCTGCAGAACAAGGTGAAGGGGACGAGATCAGTCCCCCAACGGTCTGCCCACTCCAAGAGGGTGAGCCAGGAGCTATGCGCGGGAGGCTTGGGAAGGGGAGCAGGTTTGGCGCGGATCTTCATGCGGCGGAGATCCTCTTCGCTCCACCGAGGGGTATCAGCGTGCAGTTTGAGGAGGCCCTTAGCGTCGCCGCGGAGCCACTGTTCTGATACGGGGTCCCAGACAGTAACGGTGAGGTCATTGTGATAGACGGTCTCGCCTGTGCGAGACCTAGAGGTGGAGCGAATCATGTTTGAGAGCCTTTCAGATTCAGGGGTGAGAGAAGGATAGGCCCGCGCGGCACTGCACCGGGCGAGGGGCGTTGAACCCTAGCCTAAGAGTTCCTGCAAGCTTGGACGAATCGGCCCGCAAGCTTCAGCCTCTTGCCTCGGTCCGCGGAAGCTTTGAAGCGGAGACCCACCACAACGCCCTTAGGGTCTGTGAAGCGCAGATCCGTTTCGTCACCGTCGATAACAGGGAAGCCTCGCCAGGAGGAAGGCAGGGTATCAGCCTCGCGCCGGCCCTTGATAGCAGGGAGCGCGTTGAAGGCTACGGCTACCGTTCCGCCAGCCTTCAAGACCTTGCGGGCGTCTTTCCCGTTGTGTCCGCTATACGAGAAGGTGACAGAGGCTTCTGAGTTGATAGCCTTCAGGGCCCTTTTGGGGCTTTTGGTGTAATCGTAGAACCGGATACCGGGGAAGACGCGCGAGAATTTGCGAGCAAGCCCTAGGTCGCTCGTGCCGTCAAGGCGCGCGCACGGGACCATACCCGCCCGGACGGAGGCAGCCTCGAGACTGGCGAGCTCAAACCCTAGCAAATCTTCGAAAGCCTCTCGACACCCCCAGTAGAGTGCGGTTTTCCAGAGTCGCGCGTTTTCCTGCATGGACAGTTGGCCGGAGCCGACAAGACACGCGGCGGAGCACCCTGCGGAAGCCCAAGCACAGGTGTTGCGCCCGGACTCAAGCGAAGGCGAGAGGTAGAGAATGGCCGTCTTGTAGCCTTCCGCCTCACCCTTCCAGACTTTGAGGGATTCCCCGAGCAATTCCGCCCGGACCTGGGGGAAGGTAGCCAGACCGCAGCGCGTGGCGCCACGCGAAACCGCGTAGGAACGAATATCTTCCCAGTTTGCACGAATCCAGCGCAGGAGCGCTGCTTTTGAAGGGGATCGCATGTTAGGACCTTTGCGAGTCTAGGAAGTTTGAGAAGGAAGTTTGAGTATCTTGGCCCATGTGCTCGAACATGTGAACGGCCAGAGCGAGAGCATTCTCGCGGGGGAGATCCGAGTCCATAAGCAAGGCGAACACGTTGGCATTGTTCCCGTTTTCGTAGGCGATAGCGAGGGCCTCAGGAAGAAGGCGAAGAGGAGAGGGCATTAGAGAACTCCAAACAAATCAAAGAGGAGAGAATCAGTCCAATCGGGCCCGGAGAGAGTGAACAGGGGAGAGAGGGGCATGAAGGATCCAAAGGCTAGAGGGTGAAGGACAAGGGACTACAGAGCACAGACAATGCCAAAGCAAAACAAAGGAGATAGGCCCTCAAAGAATCGATAGCCTCAAAGAATTAGGCACAAGGAATCGATAGCCTCAAAGATCTATGCGTTGAAGATCTGACACCTGTCAGAAAGCTGACAGGGTTTCATTTTGAAACCGGTTTGCGTCTCTCCCCCCTCTACCACGCCTGGGGTGAGCGATATCGCTCACCCCCTAGATATAGTGACCACCTGGTCACGTTATCGCTCGCCTCCTGATATCGGTGGCGTAACGAACGTCCCGTGATCGTGCACCGCAAGCACTTACACTCAGGGGGAGGACCACCGGGCCCTGGTCATGAGATTGAGACCCATTCTCAACGCCCCAGGGCCGCAAGCACCCCGGGGGGGTGGGCCCCCGCAGCGCGGCGCGTTAAAGGATCATGGTCCCTCCACATTTTTTACATATAGTGTGGGGCGCAAACGCCGAATTCGGACACTTGCCTAAGGGGCCCTAGGACTTATGACGGCCTCTCCAACGGGGGTAACTACCGGGGGATCCCCCAGGCAAAACATATTTACATTGACGTAAGTATGGCCTTACGTCTCGGGAGTGTGGTAGCGTTGCGGGACTTAGCGAGAGGGGCCGGATATGGATTTTGCCGATCAATTGATTGAACTAGGGCAGCTACAAAAGGTCCAGAAGGCTCGTATCGAGTCCCTGGAGGCCGAAAACAAGGATCTAGCGGAGCGCCTCGACGCCGCCCAGAAGATCGAAAAGCGCCTGTCGGCCCGCGTCAAGAGGCTCGAGCGGAAGTCGGAAGGCATGACCCTGGACGACGAGGAATTCCTTTGGTCCCACCGGCACGTTGAGATCCTCCTCAAGAACACCCCCGAGGGTAAGAGGCGGATCCGAATGCGCTTCGGGGGTCCTGCACGGCCCCAGATCCGAGCCGAGAGTGTCTCCAACCCTGTGTTGAGCCACGCCTTCAGGAAGCTCCGGGAGGACTTCGGCGACGAGTTCGGGGCATGACAATTCGCGAATTGATCGAAGCCCTCAAGGCCGCTGAGACGGCCTCGGGCCCAGACTGCCCGGTCGAATTATCGGTGCTCAAAGGCGACGGGTGGACGGACTCTTTCGCCCTCTTCTTGAGCATGGGCAGGGTCTGCCTTCAGGACACAGCATGAGGGGAGCCAACCGCCATTCCAAGAAGCCCCCGAAGGCCCCGTCGGCCAAGGCCCTGGACGCCAAACTCAGGACCCTAATCGAGCAGTCGATCAACTTCCTTCAGGAGGAGCTCGACATTCTGACCAACGCCAAGGGCGGGACCCGGCACGGGGGCGACACCTGGAAGAACGTGCTCTCAATCACCTCGGGTCTGAGTAAGTTGCGGAAGGAACTCGCGACCTCGGCCCCGGCAGCACCCGTCGTAGACGCCAAGGCGGCGTGGCTGAAAGCCCAGTCTTGAAGGACCTCCTCGTCAGAGACGCCCCAGGGAAGTGGCGGATCAAGGGGAAGTTGGCCCTCCCCGACGCCGAGGGGGTCCAGCGCCTGAAGTTCATTTGCACGGTCTTCAACTGGTTCGAGACCTTCCTGAAGATTCGGACCAAGAGCGGCAAGATCGAGCCGTTCCACATGAACGCCTCCCAGAGGATCCTCAGCCAGTTCGTGGCGGAACGCCACTACCTCGGGCTCCCGGTCGAGGTGGTCCAGGTGAAGTGTCGGCAGCACGGCAGCAGCACCTATTGGATCGGGATCAACACGGCCCTGTGCGAACTCAGGCCGGGCCACAAGGTCTCGACTATCGCGCATGACGAGAGGGCCGCGGGGGCGGTCTTCGGCAAGCTCCAGACCTTCCTGCGCCAGTTAGACAAGGGCCCCTGGGGTAAACCCCACCTCGTGGAGGAGCAGCGCCTCAAGATCGTCTGGGAGACAGAGAGCTCAAACCAGGGGGGGACGATCAAGACGGGCGACGCCTTGGGCAAGGGCGAGTCAATCAACGCGATCCACTACACCGAGTCGGCCAACTTCACGGACAAGGGCGTGAACGCCCACAAGGCCACGGCCTCCATTCAGCAGGGTGTCGCCACCGACCGTTGGCGCATGATCGTCCACGAGAGCACGGCGAACGGTAAGGACGGATTCTTCTGGCCCTTGGCAGAGGACGCACGGGACCCCAACTCAGGATCCACCATGCAGCTGCTGTTCATTCCGTGGATCCTGACGCCTGAATACTCCATGTCCTGGCCGGAGTATCGCAGGAAGATCATGGAGTCCGGGGGTAATGACCCGGGCAGGTTCCAGATCACCTCCGAGGAGGAGTCCCTGCGGGCCCGTCTGGCAGAAGAGGAGGTCACGGACCAGAACAGGCGCTACCGCTACAAGCACAAGCTGACGAACAAGCAGTTGATCTGGCGCAGGTGGGCGATCAAGAACCTCTGCAACGGGGACCCGGACGAGTTCAAGCGCTACTACCCGACCTTCTACGAGGAGGCCTTCACCGCCAGCGCGAGCAGCATGTTCGCCACCACGACCATTGACTGGTATCGGAAGCAGAGCGCACCTCCGAAGGCCCGGGGTCGCCTCCTAGACGGGGAGTTCTTCCCCGACGAGACGGGACCGTTCAAAATTTGGCAGTGGCCTCGCACGGACGGGACCTACGTCCTCAGCGCTGACGTAGGAGGTGACAAGGCCCAGAGCGACCCGTCCTGCGGGTATGTGATCAACAAGGACACCCTCGAGGTCTGCGCCACGATCCACGGGCATTTTGAGTGGGACCACTTCGCAGACGACCTGATCGACCTCGCCGAGTTCTACAACTTCGCCCTCCTGATCGTGGAGAACAACTACAACCCCGCGACCGTCAAACGCCTCCACCGTAAGGCCTACCGGAACCTCTACTACTACTTCGTGGCCGAGAAGCGCGAGGCCAAACGGGGTCCTACCCCGGGGTTCAACACAAATCGGGGCAACCGGCGTGCTATGCTGAAGCGCCTGGCTCGGAATTGCCGGGACAAACACCTCGTCTGCCCCGACGCCGGGCTGTGGCGAGAAATGGAATCCTTCGTCTGGGTTCCCAAGAGCGGTAGCGACAACCCAGACCGTGACGGCGAGTATCGGGCCGTTGGAGGGAACCATGACGACAGAATCATGGCTCTGGCAATCGGGCTTACTCAGTGCCCCGACTTCGAGGATCTTCCGGCCCTTGAGGAAGAAGCGACCCACGACCCGGGCCCGGCCTGGCGGGACTACCTCAAGTTTGAGCGCGAGCTCAAAGAGCAGAACGCACGGCCCCGCAACGAGGGTGGATACTTCCTCTAGGAACTCCTATGGCACGTAGACGCAAGCGCAAGAAGACCGACGCCCCCAAGCCCCGGAAGCAGAGTGGGTCCCTAGACCGACGCCTCGCGTCGTTTTGGACGCAGCGCATTCGCGCGGGCCTCGAGGCCCAGAAGGCCTATAAAGAGACGGCAGAGGAGGTGGCCCAGTTCCTCAAGAACTCCCACCGGGGTCTCTTCGACCACGCCGACACGCAGGACTTCGTCCTCAGCGCCCAGGGCTCCGCGGTGATCTCCGTGCCCCTCGTCCCGCAAATGCGGAACTCCCTCGCCCCGCGCCTGACCTACGCCAAGCCCCACCGGGAACTCACCCCGACCACGGGGGACGGGGTCATGATCGCCCTGGCCCGGGTGCTCGAGGAGTATCTGAACTACACGGCCCGGGAGTGCAACCTCGCGCGCCACACACGCAAGAGCGTTTCGGACGGTTTGATCCGAGGCAGGGCCTTCCTTCAGCAGGTCTACAACGAGAGCCGGAACCTCGTCCACAGCCGCTACCTGTCGTCCCTCAACGTGGTCTTCGACCCCGACTTCGACACCCTTGAGGAGGCGAAGTGGGTGGCCGTGCGATACCGGGAGCCCTTCTGGGAGACCGAGCGTCGAGTCCCTGAGAAGTGGCGATACAAGAAGCTCAAGTATTCCCCCGAGCTCCAGACCGGCGCTGAGGCCCAGAACATTGACGGGGAGCCCTCCGACGAGAACGGGGTGCCCCAAAGCGCAGACCGTCTGACCTACTGGGTGGTCTACTCCAAAATGGGCCGGGGTATCCGGGGGACGAAGTTCCTCCGTGAGGGCGAGAAGAAGTCCAAGGACGACCAGGACTTCGTGCGCCTGGAAATCGTCCTCGACCACGAGGTCCCGCTGGCGGAAGGGGACTGGGAGGTCCCGCTCTACCTGGACGAGGGGTGGCCCCTCGCCTACACGGACTACAACGAGCCCCTCGACGAGCCCTGGCCCGAGTCCACGGCAGGGCAGGTTCTTCCCCTCCAGAAGGGGATCGACCTCTTGGCGACCGCGCGCTTCAACAGCGCAATCAACCGGGACCGGCTCGTGGTCCTGGTGGACGACACGATCTCCGAGGTCGAGCAGAGGCGGATCAAGAACGGCTCCATGGCCGAGATCCTCTCGATCAAGAAGGACCCCGGCGCTCCGCTCGCCAGCCTGGTCCATGTCGTGGAGTTCGGTCAGGGGGACGTGGAGTCCGCGCAAGAGCGGGCCTACCTAGAGGAGCAGGTCGAGAAGACCACCGGGGTCACACAGGTCCTCACGGGTGGAGCCGACAGCGGAGCCCAGGACCGGAGCGCCACGGCCAGCCAAATGCGGAACGAAGCCGCAGGGGCCCGTGTCGCGGACCTCAAGCAACGGACGGACGAGCTCTCCACCGACGCGGCCCGGAACGAAGCGATCATTGTGCGGCTCATGCTCGAGCCCGAGGACGTGGAGCCCTACGTCCGTGCGGAGCACATTGGCATGTTCTTCGTGTCCGTGGAGGTGCCGGGTGCCGGCGTGATCCAGGTCCGTGATTTGTCAGATACGCCACGCATGGAAGAGGACGAGGACAACAGGGCCTTGACCCTCGCGGACCTGAGCCCCGGCGCGGCCAACTACTTCATGAACCCCGAGGACGCACACCAAGCGGCCCTCGGCCTGGTCGAGGACCTGAAGGTCTCGGAGGACCCTAGGGTCATTGGCCTCGCCAACGTGATCCTCGGTGGGGGGGTCACGGCGGAAGAAGACGGGCTGCCTATGGCGGTCTCGATTGCCCCGGTCACTGTTGAGCGGGTCTGGGAAGACACCGCAGGCATGACGGCTGAAGAGGTCATGCGGGAAATGTCCTACGAGATCGCGGCGGGCTCCAGCGTCCCGATCAACAAGGAAGCCAAGCAAGCCTACGCTGACAAGATCAGCCAGACGGTCCTGCCGATTGCCCTCCAGGCGGGGGACTTCGAGACGGCCAACCAGATCATTAACATGGCGCAAGACAGCTTCGACGTGCCTCTTGACGAGCGGGTGGAGTTGAGCCCTCCCCCGCCGCCGCAACCCGGAGCAGAAGGGCCTAGTCAATGAGCGAGCCCGAGCACCCACCCCTGCCCTCCTATCAGGAAGGCTACGCCCAGGGCTTGAAGGAAGGGATCGAGATTGGCGAGGCTAGTAAGAACCTCGTGATCCTCGACCTCGAGAAAGAAGTCAACCAGCTCAAGACCGTGCTGGGCACATTTCGTGTCCTCGTGGATTCCTATGAGCAAACCCCCACCACTTACGTGAGACACGACCATGCAGATCAAGACGAAGCGCCAGCACGAGGAAGCTCACCGGGTCCTAGAGGACCGGGTGCAGCACCTGGAGGGAGCGATCTACGCCATGAACGAACTGATCACGACGATCCTGAAGAAGCCGGCCAAGAAGAAGAAGGCCCCCAGGTCAAAGTCCCCGAAACCCTAACGCCTGACGGAGCCCCACCTGCGGGGTCGGTCTGGTGCGTGAACGGGACCTACATTCAGCCGGTGGAGGACTGACATGAGTGGATACGTCCCAATCGAAGACTTCCCTCCACTCCCGGGTGAGACCTGGGACGAGAAGAGGGCCCGCCACCGGGAGGCCATGAAGGGCAAGATCGGGAGGCCCTTCCTCAAGCGATCCTCCCGAGCCCTCAGGGGTGCGGACGGAATGGGGAACGACTACCGGGAGGACCTCGCGGCCCACCCCAACGATCCCGACGCCTACGTGAGCGGACCCCGGTCGCTCCAACGGCTGATCGACAAGCGCAAGCGCCAGGGGTGGCTGGTCGGGGAGAGATCTCTCCAAGACGTGGCAAACGCCAAAGCCGGCGCAGACCCCATGTCGAGCAAGGAAATGGTCGAGAAGGCCTACAAACGTGCGGAAGCGAAGGGGTTTATTCCCGACGCTCAGAAGGAAAATTGAAAATGTCGGAAGACAGCGAGAAACCTGTGGTATCTTTTGACCAACTGATTGACGAAGTTCAGACTCGGCTCGCCGGCGAAGAACCCGAAGATCAGCCCGAGGTCGCCGAAGAGGTCGGCCCCGAGGACTCCTCCGAAGAGGATCCTGCCGAAGGCGACGAAGTCGCGGACACGGCGGTCGATCCCGAAGTCGAGGAGCTCGAGGGCGAGCCGTCCGAAGAGGACGACCCGGAAGAGGCGGAAGCCTCCGACGACGAAGAAGAGGCAGACGAGGTCGAAGAGGCCGAGGACGCCCCCGAGAGCGACGACGAAGTCGCAGACCTTCGCAAGTCAGTCGGAGAACTCCAAAGCCAGTTGAGCCAGGCCCTTGAGTTGATCAAGTCTCAACAGCGCCCTGCACCTCAGCCCCAGGCTCCCCGAGAGCCTGACCTCCCCCTCGAAGCGATCCAGGCAGCCCTGGGCTTTGGCGGGAACCTCGAAGGAATGGACGAAGTCACGAAGCGCAGAGCGCTCGAGGTCGCCCAGGACTACGCCAAACGGGAGGCCCGCTACGCAGCAAAGCCCGAACAGCGATACGAGGGGAAACTCCGAGAAGCGGTTCTCCGGGACGTGGCCGAAGCACTCAAGCCCGTCATTCAGGACTACCACGACCGGCAGGCAAAACAATCGGTCAGCGCCCTTGGCGACATGACCGCGTCAGACAAAGAGCGGATCGCGAAGATCTACCACACTCTCCCTGGAGCGAACTCCCGGGACTGGAAGGTCCAGCAGAAGACCCTCGAGGCAGCCGCCGACAGGTTCCGATTCGAGCAGAAGGAAGCGGCCCTGGCCGCACGCGAGCGCAAGATCGCGGCACGAGAGAAGCAAGTCAAGGCCAACCGACGGTCGGCCAAGAAGCGAGGACGGGGAGCTCCAGCAGCCCCCCAGAATCAGAAACCGAAACTGAAGCTCCAACCCGGCGAAGATCTCGCCGACTTCGCAGAGCGACTCAGATTGCAGGGGGACGTTTAGCCCCCTAACAGGAGAGCCAAATGGCTGGTGGTATCGGAACTTCAGAGAGGGTCGCACAGACCACTATCGAAGAGTGGGCCAAAATGGTGGACGAGGAGACGGTCAAGCGTCTCATTGTCTTCTCCATGCTCAACTCCAAGGGCCGGATCCGCACGGGCCGCAGCGGTCACCAGACCCGCTGGGTTGTCCGTAAGGCCGACCACGCCCTCCAGCCCCTCGCCGACATGCAACCGGTGTCCTTCGCTCGGAAGAACACGAAGACGGCTGCGACCCTGACCCGCAAGGGCTACTACGTCTCGGACTTCATTTCCGAGAAGGAGAAGCTGGAGCAGGGTGGCGCCGAGGCCATGATCCGCGTCTTCGCGAATCGTGAGCAGGTCATGCGAGAGGGCGCGCTTCGCGGCCTGGCCGACAAGGTCTTCGCGGACAGCCTCGCCGACTCGGACGACTTCGACGGTCTCGAGACTCTCTTCTCGGGTATCGGCGCTCAGACGGCCACTGACAAGCTCGCCACCAGCGTCACCGGCACCTACGGGGGCCTGAGCAAGGTCGCCAACGCGGTCGGCACCTCGGCCCAGCCCAAGCTCTGGACCCCGGTGATCGTCAACACCAACCGCACGGTCTCGGCAGCGACCCAGGCCTGGAGCGCCTACGGCGACTCCTACCTCCGCACCGCTCGCCTCGAAGCCGACTACGGCAACATGGGCGGCCAGGTGGACCTCTTCCTCCTGAACCAGGACTCCTTCAAGGAGCTCCTCGACCTTCTGGACGACAAGGAGCGGATCCCCGTCTCGCGGGGCTCGGCCACGAAACTGGTCCAACTCGGCTTCGAGAACAACGTCATGCTCGACGGAGTCCCGGTCACTTGGGACGCCAGCGTCCCGACCACGGACAGCAACAGCGACACGGTTCGAGGCTACGGCCTCACGACCGACCGCATGTATTTCGACGTGCTCGGCCCGGCCAACAGCAAGAACCTGTTCCGGTCGAAGATCACCTTCAACAGCAGCTACCAGGGTGACGAGATCATTCTCAAGCTCTACGGCAACTTCTGCTTCATGAGCCCCCGTCACTTCGTCAAGCTCGCGGACATTTCCTAGCACAGGCTAGGAGGAGAAACAAACATGGCTGGTGGAATCCACGGATCAATCGGAACTATCGCAATCGGGGACAAGGTTTCGGCCTCGTCCCTCGCGATCACCGAAATGACCAAGCAACTCGGCACCGAGATCGAGGGCCTCGACGGCAAGCGCTACCGTTTGGTGCGCCTCGACTTGGCTGCGGGGGTGTCCTCGCTGCCCGCCACGGCGGCTCGGGCCCTGATCTATACGACCCGGTCGTCCTTCGACGTGAAGCCCTGCACGGCAGTCACCGACCGCTGCGTCGGTCTGACGGTCGGAGGCCAGGTGGACCTGGACGACAACGACCTCTTCTGGGCTCAGATCGACGGACGCTTCACGGCGGAACTCGGTGACGGCACGGCCTGGGGCGCGATTGGCGACTACATTCGCTGCTCGGGCGACACGGACACCGGCAAGTTTGAAGAGGCCGCGACGGCTGGCACGACCTGGGCCGAAGGCGAGACCTTCGCCATTGCGGTCGCTGCGGTGGCCTCCGACGGTGACACCGCTCTCGCGGACATTGTCAAGAAGCTCAACTAGCAGAACCACTCTCTCGCTTGTAGGACCAGCCGCCCGGCCCGCACGCCGGGCGGCTGATTCTATGTAGGTGCCAAATGGCGATCACCTTCGCTGACCTCAAGACCTTCTGCGGCGAGATCGCAAGCCCCGACTCCAGCGGCTCCACGGCTCAACGGGAGTTCGTGGTCTGGATCAACTCGGCCCTCAGCCGGCTCCATGCGGAGTTCTCCTGGGACGAGCACGAGCACGAGCGCAAGATCAACGTCCCTCCTCAGGAGACGGGGGTAGCGCTCAACGTCACCCAGGACAGCCTGGCCCTGGTCCTCACGGCAGCGGAGACCTTCCTCGCCAAGTATGTGACCGAGGAGTGGGACCTCGTGATCACGGGGGACAATTACCAGACCTTCCGCCTCGCCAGCATTGACGACAGCCCCACCAACCAGAACGCGACCATGCGGGCCGGCGACGAGTGGATCGAGTCCACCGCTACCGGCAGCACCTACTACTGGATCAAGAGGCGCTTCGAGCTCCCTGACAACGCCCTCCAGGTCGTCCGGGTCCAGAACCTCAAGACCTTCCTCTCGATCCGAGTCGTCTCCAGCCAGGAGTTCGATTCGATCTCCGCGAACAACGTCACCCAACGGGGTAACTACCCGCAACTGGCGACCTTTCGGGACGGGAAGTTGGAGATCTGGCCGCACCCGGGCGCGGAGCGGATCAAACTGGGGATCACCTACCGCAAGGGGCCCACGGTCTACACCACGGCCACGACGGACGCCACCGAGATTGAGTGGCCCGATCACTGGCTCGACCTGCTCCAGAAGGCTATCAGCCTTGAGGCCGCAGTCACTCAGGGGGCCGACGCCCCGATCCCCTACAAACTCGCCCGGGTGGAGTTTGAGGACGCCCTTCGGCGCTACAAGGGGATCGACAACAACAAGTATCCGATCACGGGCCAGATCAACATGCTGCGGCCTCGCATGAGCCGGAGCCCGATCACCTACAGCCACCACTGGCCCGTAGGCCCAGACGAGGACTAGCCCGTGAGACGCTCCAGGCCTGAAGAGATCCGCAGTTTTCGCGGCCTCCGCAAGGACGTGTCTCGGATCCACATGCCGGCAGGGTTCTGCCAAGAGGACATGGGGTCCAACCGTTACAAGCAAGGATCGTGGAAGCGCCGCCGTGGTATGCTCCACTCCAACGTTGCGAAGCAATCCAGCGCTATCACGGCAATCATTGGCATGGACCTCCCCGGGTCCGACTACGCTTTGCTCATGGTCGAGGGCACCAACGCCCAAGGCTTCGCCAACGTCGTGATCCAGCCCAACACGGTCGCGCCTATCACGGACGGCTACGGGGTCCTGGGCTACGGCGAAGGAGGATACGGTGGCTAGTGGCACCTTCACAATCTCGAGCGCGGTCGACAATGGCGGGGGTAACTACAACCTCGTCGTGGATTCCACTGCCTCCATGACCGCGAACGACCACATTGGGGCCTTCTTCGGAGGCAGCGCCGACGGGGTCTACCGGATCAACACGGTCACGGACGCCACCAACGTCACGGTGGACGACGTTCTCACTGAGGAAAACGGCGGGGTCTTCGGGATCCCGGTCGCGGGGGTGGCATGGTTCGGAACGCCTACTACTGGGCTCGGGTTGAGCAAGGCTCCCTACGGGGGCAAGCCCTGGAGCGCAGCCGGAAGACGCAACGAGCACCTCACCGCACCAAGTTACGTGGTCGGAGGGACGGACGTTCCCGTGACAGACGGCGGGACGGGCGCTAGCACCGCTGGCGCGGCCCTCAGCAACCTCGGGGGCCAGCCCCTCGACGCCAGCCTGACGGAACTCTCAGCGCTCTCCCTGGTCGCAGGGGACACCTTCTACATTGACGCCACTCCCGAGGTGCAGCGCCTCGCCAAGGGGTCAGACGGACAGGTCCTCACGCTGGCCTCAGGGATCCCCTCGTGGGCAACTCCCACGGTCTACCAGACCGTTGACGCCAGCCTGACGGAACTCTCGGCCCTGAGCCTGGTCTCGGGCGACGTGCTCTACATTGACGGGTCCAACGAGGTGCAACGCCTCGCCAAGGGCTCTGACGGAGAGGTCCTCACGCTGGCCTCTGGGATCCCTTCCTGGGCTGCCGTGGGAGCGGGGTCTTTCCAGCCCCTCGACGCGATCCTCACGGACCTCTCGGGTATCACCTTCGCCACGGGCGACGTGCTCTACTACGACGGGGCCAACCTCACCAACCTCGGGGTCGGAACCAACGGCCAGGTCCTGAAGCTCTCGGGCGGCGTCCCGATCTGGAGCACGGACCTCACGGGCGGTGGCGCAGGAACCAACGCCCTCCTCGACGGCACGGTCCACTCCGACACGACTGCAGGCACGGTTCTCCGGGGCGACTTGGTCACGGGCCAGACCGCCAGCCCCCTGTGGACCCGGCTTGCGCTGGGGGCCTCGGGAAGCCTCGTGGCCTCGGACGGCACGGACGTGGTCTACCAGACCTTGGACGCCACGCTGGCGACCCTCGGCGCTACCCAGGGTATGGTCTTGCGCCGGTCGGGCTCCGCGTGGGAGGCCTTGGCCCTCGGCACCAACAACACGGTCCTGAGCTCGGACGGCACGGACGTGCTGTATCGCACGGTCCCGGCCCTCTTGGCCGCAGCGCTCGGCGACACCCGGGGTGACATTCTGCGACGAGGAGCCTCCGCATGGGAGGTCCATGCTGTGGGGGCCGACAACACGGTCCTCGCTTCTGACGGCACGGACGTGGCCTACGAGACGCTCACCTCCCTCGTTGACTCGGCCTTCGGAAGCACCCGGGGTCAGATCCTCTACCGCAACGCCACGGTCTGGACCGCTTTGGCCGTGGGGACCTCGGGCCAGCACCTAGAGTCGGACGGCACGGACGTGGCGTGGGCGACGCCTTCTGCGGGCAGCGGGACCGTGTTGCCTGAGATTGCAGGAGGGCGCCTGACTCTCTCCTCGACCGACCCGGTGCCCGCAGCAGACCAGACCGCCAAGACGGTGATCTACTACCTACCTTTCGTGGGCGAAAAGACAGCCGTATACGACGGCTCTAGCTCCTGGTCTTATCTCGACATTGGGACCACCCTCAGCATTACGCCCTCGTCGCCCACGGCCTCTCGACCCTACGACATTTTCATTTACGACAACGCTGGAACCGCCACGCTGGAAGAAGCCGTGTGGACCAGCGCAACGGCCAGAACAGGGTTCTCCCTGGTGCGCCAAGACGGAGTCTGGGTCAAGAGCGGCGCCACCACCCGGCGCTACCTCGGCACGGTCTACTCCAACGCCAGCAGCCAGTTCACCGACGCCGAGCGAGCCAGATTCGTTTGGAACGTGCAAAATCGCGTGGACTACATGGACTGGGGACACGACACTTCTTCGTGGACCGAGGCCGGCAACGGGACCTTCTCTGCGATCAACTCCGGTGACGCCGCGTGGAAGCACGAGTTTGTGATCGGGTTGGACGACACCCCCAAGGAAGCGTCGGCGCACCTGACCTTTGACGACGCGGGAATCGGAACCTTTGTGGTCGCCCTTGACTCCACGACGACCTACGACCGAACCGCTGCAGTCTGGTTCCGGTTCGGCGGTTCCGGAACCGCAGCCGAGTTCATGGGCGAGACCAAGTGGGCAGGCTACCCTGGGATCGGGCTCCATTACCTCCAAGGGATCTCGACCAGCGACACCTACACGATCACATTCTTCGGGGACGGGGCCGGGACGCACACGTCTCAGTCGGGCATGTTCTCCAGAGGGCAGCGCTAATGATTGCCGAGATTCATGACGCCCTTGTCGCGGCAGGGCACGACGTGCGATCAGTCCGCAAGCACAAGGACGGAACCCTTGAGGTTCTTCTGAAATCTGGGGACCAGGCAGCCGCCGACGCGGCCTGCGCAGCATGGAAGCCCGACCTGGAGCACAAGATCCGCAAGGCCGCGAAGAAGCGAGGGCTCACGCCCCTGCAACTCGCCCAACTCAGGATCGAAGCGGCCCGCGACTCAGGGGGAGGGATCCCCATGTGGGCCAAACAAGTCCTCCGCGCAGAGCGCCTCGGAGACGTTGACGCCGAGCTCCAGTAGTGGCCACCCTCTCCTCCAGCCTGACTCCCAATCACCGTCCGACGGTGGCCGAGTTCCGCAAGACCTCCTACCTCAACAACGGGTGGGACAAAATGCAGCGCTGGGACGGGCGAAGCACAGCCCTCGAGGTCGCGGGCCTGGAGGGCCCTAGCACGGACGTGGACACCTGGCAGCCCGCCCCGACGACCGCAGCAGGCTCCACCACGGTGGGGGTCCACCTCTTCCGCTACCGCTACATGGACTCCAAGACGGGGTATGTGTCGGACCCGAGCGAGGAGCGCGAGGTCGAGGTCGTGGCGGGAGCGGAGAAGCTCACCTTCCCAATCAGCACCACCGGCACGGCCAACATGATCCGCTCCACCGACGCCAAGGTGGACAAGATCGTCATTGAAATGACCCTGGTCGGGGCCAACCCCGGAGAGGAGGGCGAGGAGTTCTTCAAGGCTGTCGAGGGTCTCCAGACTGCCTCGAGCCTGGACGTGGACATTTCCGATCCCCAGATCGAGCTCCAACTTCTCCCTTGGCCCGTGGACGGGCACCGCCCTCCTCCCGTCGCCAAGAACGTCGTGAGCCACCGCAGCCGGCTCTGGCTATTCGGGACTGTGGTCCACTCGGTCGGGAACTGCAACGTCACCAACGGGAGCAACCTTGTTCCTGAGGGAGCGACCTCCCCGGACTGGCGCACCTCTGCCCTGGGGTCTTCCGCTACGGCTCGTGCGGACACTCCCTGGTTCCTCCAGATCGACGGGGACCCTCGGTCCTACGAGGTGGAATTCTACGACTCCGGCAACTCCCGAATCCAACTCCTAGAGAACTACGCCGGCACCACAGCCACCGGGGTGTCCTACAAACTCTTCAGCCGCGCCAACGCGATCTGGGTCTCTCGACCGGACTACCCGGAGGGCTTCGAGCCTCTGAAGTTCCTGACGGGCCCGCAGAGTGAAATGAGCGGGGACATTACCGCAGGGGTAGGGTATGGCGCGTCCATGCTGTTCTACTCCCTGAGCGGCATGTTCAAGCTCTCCTGGGATCAGGGACCTCTCACGGACCCGATCCTCATTCCCCTGAGCAAGCAGTATGGGGCGCTGAATCAACACTGTGTCGTGGAGGTCGAGGGCCGGGTCTACTCCATGGACCGCCTGGGCTGGACCATGTGGGACGGGGTCTTCCCCCGACTGATCTCGCGACAGGTTGACGAGCTCCGCGATTCGATTGATTTCACCAAGAGCGACAACTTTTCTGTTGTCTTTTTCCCCGACCTCCGGGCGATCCGGTGGCACGTCTGCTACACCTCGGACGCCAACACCTACCCCCGGCGCTACATTCAATACGACCTCGACAGCCAGTCCTGGTCCACGGGACGGACGCTCCAGGGGATCTCCTCGGCCCGGCTGGTCCCTACTTCCGAGGGACCGAAGGTCCTCTACGGAGACGAAAACGGTCACCTATGGTTCGCGGACAGAGGCACCGCGGAGGGGTGCTACGAAACCTTCGGGCACGTCACGGCTTCAAGCGTCTCCGGGGGAACTGCGATCACGGTCTCGGACACCCTCACCACGGACAATGTCGGGCTTGCAGGGTGCTACCTCTACCAGCCCTTGAGCCGCGAGTATCGGCTGATCAACTCCAACACGGCCTCGATCATTACCGTGGCGTCTGCCTTCACGACGGAGCCCGCGGCCTCGGAGGTTCTCTGGGTTGGGCCGATCCCCTGCCTCCTGAAGACGCGGGCCTACGGGGCGCGGCGCAAGAGCGACAAGAAGAGGAACCGCTACGCTCAGGTGACCTTCGAGCCGGAGACTTCGAGCAGGCTCCTGCGGCTCCGAACCTACGAGGACCTGTCTAGCACGGCCAAGGCCTGGGACACCTCGGGTCGGACCAACCTCGACAACCTCACTTGGCCCGGAAACAACACGAACTACCCCAACACGGACTGGCTCATTGACCTCTCTGAAGCAGACGGTCACACGGAAGTCCCCCTGGGGAGGGAGTGGAAGCGGCGCCACGAGATCGAGATTGAGTGCTGGGAGCCCGACGCCAACGTGGAGATCGTATCCATTGAGCATGACGGCCTCGAGGTCGAGGACGACGAGTAGTGAGCCGCTACAACCTGCTGGAACTCACCAGCGACATTACGCAGAACCAAGGCCGGGGCCTCCTTCACGAGACCCTTGAGCGTCTCTCTGCAGCCATGCAGGTTGTCCGCGACGGGTTGACTCTGGTCCAGCAGCAGGACCGGATCGTTCGCCCGGTCCCGGTCGAGGCATATCCCTTCTCCTCTGGGATCAAGGGGTCCGACCAACTCCCGACCGGGATCCTGGCCGCGTGGGGCCACGCTAATCCCCCGAACCACTGGGTAGGGTGCAACGGGCAGGGCCTCAGCACTACGTCATACCCCAACCTTTTCGCTCAGATCGGATACACGTTCGGAGGCAGCGGGGGGACCTTCAACGTCCCGGACCTCCAAGGCCGGGTGCCTATCGGGACTGGGACCGGGACAGGGCTGACCACTCGGACCTTGGCCGTGCAATATGGAGGGGAGACCCACCAACTGAGTGTGGCAGAACTGCCGAGCGGGAACCTCTCGGTCACGGACCCGGGGCACACGCACACTGGGGCGGCCCACACTCACGAGGTCTCGGCCCACGTCCACGCGGGGGCTCAGCACAATCACCTTCTCCCGACCACAGGGTCTGGGACGGGAGGGTCAATTAAGACCCTCACAGGCACCTTCACCTCTACCACTTACACGCAGCCCACCACCCTTACGAGCCCCGGCAACACCTCCCTCCCCTCGCCCGGAGCAGGAGGGTCTACCACCCCCGGCACGGGGGGCTCCAGCACCACGGGGATCTCGGTCGCACGAGGAGGGTCGGACAACGCCCACACAATCATGAACCCCAGCGTCGGCATGACCTGGATCATTAAGGCTGAGGCCGACCCTACCTCAGTGGGCCAAGAGGCCCCGGTGTCCTGGGGCCAGGTGGCCGGCAGGTGGCTCGCTCCCAACACCTCGACGTTCCCTGGAGGAGCGATCACCAACGACCTCGACACGGACGACGGCAAGACCGCGGGGGTCTGCAAGTTCGTCTCTTCGGGGGGGACCTCCGGGGGCAACACCTCCAACGAGCACCAGGTCTCTGGGATCGTCCGAGTGCCCTACAACTTCCGAGCCTGGCGCACCAGGGGGGTGACGATCCGATCCAAGGTCAACCTCACAGGTGTTTCAGCCTCTACAGCGTGCATTTTGACGCTGAAAGTGGAGGACCCGGTCAACCCCGGGACCTACAAGACCAAGGCCCGCACGGTCTCGGAGAGCGGCGGAAGTATCGCCGACTCGGACTACGTGGAGATCAAACTCACGGCTGAGGAGCTCGGGCCCGACTGGCGCCCAGGGTATCCCGTCAACTTTATTCTCGACCTCGCGCACCCTAAGACCTTCACCGCTCTCGACATACGGGTCGGGTTGCTCGAGGTGAATTGGCGCTAGCGTCTGAACCTGTGGTATGGTAGGCAGCCTATGAAGAAACTTGAAGGCAAGAAGACGACCACTGCGGCCATTGGCCTCCTCGTTGCGGCCATTGGCGCCGCGGTGCAGAAGGATTGGGCCACGGCCATTCAGTTGGGCCTCAACGCCCTCGCGGCCTGGGGTCTCGGCAACAAGCTCCAACGCCTCGGCTCCGACGACATGATCGGACCCGGGCCACAGGCTTGATCCCGTGGTCGCCCCGTGGATCCTCTTGGTGGTTGGAGGAGTGGCTACTGTCGCTCTCCTGGGGGCCGGCGCATTCGCAGCCTCTAAGCTCTACCGAGCACGGGCCAGGCTTCTTGAGAACAGGCTTGCTCAGGCTGAGGCCCAGGCAGCAGAGGCGAAGGCACAGGCCCTCGCGGTGCAAGAGGCTGCTAACGAGGTGATCGAACGTGAAGAAGAATTTGAACGTCTTGGGAATTTGTCTCCTACTGAGCAGCTTGCTGGGTTGCTCGGCGACGCCGCCGCCGAAGCCGGCCCCGAAACCGAAACCGAAGCCGGTGGTGAGGCTCCCTGACGAGGTCCTCCGGGTTGACTCCCGGAAGTGGTCCGCACCAGAGACTCCCAAAGGTCAAACGGTCCTCCCCTACCGGGACCTGATCCACATTCTCAGGAACAGGCAGCGCTGGATCGACGCAGCGAAACGCCTCCACCTCCAGGCCGGAGGCACTCTTCGGAAGCTCCCGAAGAACGCTGAGAGCCACACCCTCAAGCCCAAGCAGAAGCCCAAGCAGGAAAACTACTAGTGGACCCTGAAGACCTCCTAGCCCAAGAGCGCGAGAAGATCTTTGGCCTGTATGGACAGGCCGGGTCCTTCTACGACAACCCCGAGTCCCAGGCGCTCATGGCCCAACTCCAAGGCCGAGCGGCAGGGACGACCAGTCCGTTTGGCGCGGACGTGACCTCCGGCATGTATGCCGCCAACGCCGACGCCTCGGCAGGCAGGGTAGCGGGCGAACAGGACATGATCCGCCGCGCCTTCTCCAACGCGGGTATGGGCGGCAGCGGGCTCCAGGCCCAGGCCATGATCCAGTCGCGACGGAAGGCCAACGCCGCGACCCGGACGGGTCGTCGGGAGATCACCAGCCGAGCGCACCTTGAGAACTTCCAGGCCCGCGAGCGGGCCCAGCAGCAAGTCCAGAATTTCCTGGCCCAGAAGCAGCAGTCCATGCAGGCCGCACAGTTCGCAGAGGCCAGCGCCCGCGGACAGCAGCACGCCACCGGGGACGCCACCAACGTGGCTCAGGTCTCCACTCCTCTAGGGCAGCCCGGCCCGACCGGACCCTCAGGGTCTGCAACGGTGCAGGCCGACCGAGGTGACGACGCCATGAGGAAGCGCTTCATGGGAGCGAACCCCTTTGCCTCGGGCGGAATGTGGGGCGGGCGCCCCACTGAGCAGCAGTTTGGGCTTGGAGGCACCTCCTCCATGGGGCTCAATTCGGGCGGGGATCGCATGGCCCGAGGCCAATACAATCAAGCCGTGAAGAGTTGGGAGCAAAGCCAACAGACCCGGCAGCGCCAGGCCGACGATTGGTCCCGACAACAGGCCAACTTCTTCTCCACCTACGGATTTTAAACCATGAGCTACAAAGCACCCAAGACCCTCGCCGAAAAGGCGGTCACGGCCCTCACCACGGCCTATGCCTCGGGCTGGGAACTCGACGTGGACACGCAAGGCCGCAGGGTCATTTGCCTCTACTTCGACTACGCCTACACGGACGCCACGTCGTGGGAGTTCAAGGTCTCCTATAGCCTCGACGGCACGACCTACTACGACCTGGTCAAGGCCGACCTCACCATGGACGTGGCTGAGCAGACCGACACCGACGCTGCAACCCGGGCCATTGTGGTTGAGCTCGACACGAGCGCCGCGGGCCGAGTCAAAGTCCACGCGAAGCGCACGGGCGGCACCGGAGGCACTCTGGCCTGCACCGCGCAGGGAATCCTCTAATGGGATTCGGGACCAGCAGCATTGCCGCGGGGGGGACTGCCGGAGGAGGGAGCGTCTCCCTTACCAAACGCCCGCGAGCGGTCTACACCTCCTCGGCCCAGACCCTTAACGCCGGGCGAACGATCCTAGAGTGCGCGACCCAGGTAGAGGACACTCTAGCGGGGGGCACGGTCACGACCGTGAGTTCGCAGTGGAAATACACCGCGAACAAGGACATTTCGATCCTGGTTAGTTTCTTTGGTGACGGGTCCCCTATCAGCTACGGCGCGAATGCGCTCATTCGAATCCTCGCGTATGTGGACGCGGCTGAATACGACGCTTGGTTCGCGGCGGTCCAGATACACGCAGCCAACACCTTGAACATGCGGTTCAAGGGAACGAGACAGATCAACCTTGCCGCTGGCGAGGTGCTGGACCTTCGTTGGGAGGGGCCCGCAACCAACTGCGACTGGTCCTGCCGAATCACCGTGACCGAACTCAACTAGTGGCCTTCCGCGGGGTATTGGCCCAGCCGAGCGACGGGGTCCTTAAGGCCGGCGACGGGACCGAGATCTCGACCGAGACGAAGGGGAACAAGACCTCCCTGGCGACTCAGGACCTCACCTCTCAGACAACCCTCGGGTCGATCCTCGAGGAACTCAAACTCATGAACCTTCACTTGAGCGCGATCTCAGGGCTGGAGACCTAGCATGTCCTTCAAGATCAAAGACGGCACGGGCTCCGGCCGCGAAGCCCAGGTGGACGAGGAGAACAGGCTCCGGGTCCACGCCACTACCTTGGCCATGAACGAGCACATTACCGACGAGGGAGGGTCCTTCAACCTCAACTCCGGTGCTGCAGGGGTCACGGTCACCAGCGCCAACGAGAGCGGGGTCCTCTACTTCAAGAACGGAGAAGACCGGAGGTTCCGAATCCGAGGGATCGTCACGATCCTGGGCCCGTCTACGGGCGGGACCAACTGCCTGATCCGGGTCTACAAGAACCCCACGACCGGAACCTTGATCTCTGACGCCAACACCTCTGGGGTGATCTCCTCCAACCGAAACTTCGGCTCGAGCCTGACCCTGGCGGACAGCCTTGTCTACAACGCCTCGGGCACGGACAAGACGATCACGGACGGGTCCGTGCATATCGCCTCCATGTCCTCGGGCGGGCGGATCTTCTTCGCGATTGACGAGATCCTCACCAAGGGCGACTCCGTGGCGGTCACCTACGAATACCTCGGCAACACCTCCTGCCTCTGCTCGGCAGCGATCATTGGCAGCCTCGAGGAGGACTACGACGAATGAGCATTGAGGTCCAACTAAAGGACGGGGAGGGACAGGGCCATGTGGCCTCGGTCCTCCAGAAGAACGGCTGGAAGGGCCTGGCCGTCTTCACTGAACCCCTGCGTCAAAAGGCAACCAAGCTCATTTCTTTTTCCAGCCCCTCTCAAGGGGCCAACATGGCCGTGGACGCCACCTTCACCGGGGCGCCCATTCCGATCTACGACGGGAACGACAACACCTATTGGACAGGGACCGCAATCATTGGGACGGTCTGGAGCGACAGCACCAACCGGGCCTATTCAGGGGCGGCCAGCCTCCGTTACAACAGAGGGGCGGTCGGAGACACCTTCCAATTCGACAAGGGGTCTGCCCAAGATCTCACCGGGTATTCCGCGGTCACCTTCGCGATCAACGTCAACCGGGGCTGGAGCAGTAACCCCGTAGAGTCTGTGGAACTCTACGGGTGGGACACAGGGGGCGGGACGCAGGTCGGGACCCGAGTCAAGATCGAGAACTACTTCACTCAAAACTCTTTCGACGTGTGGCAACTCGTCTCGATCCCCCTGGCCGACCTCGGGGTAGCCACGGCCACCCTGGACGCCTTTCGCCTTGAGGTCGTGGGGGTCGTGGGGGCCACGACCCCGGACTTCTTCATTGACGACCTCCAGGTTGAACTCACGGGCGGCGGGGTGGAATACCGCTACGTGGTGGAACCTACTGACGGGACCAACTACTTTGCTCGGGAGATTCGGTTCACCTTGGCCGACAACGTCGCCAGCACGGTGGCGAACGGCACGGTCCCGGGGCTGGCCTACAACACCCTCCTGGGCCTCCCGGCCCTCTCCATTGGGATCATTCTCAGGGTCTATGAGGACGAGAAGGTTGTGTTCTCGTCCACCTTCAAACAACTCTCGGACTTCTTCTTGGCAGGGTTCGACCTCGGGCCCGTAGTGTCCGACGGGACCAACACCAGCGTCACGCTGTCCACAGTGTTCGCAGACGACATTGTCCTCAGGCGATTGGGGAGAATGGAAATCGAAATCAACGACGACCTCACCGGGCTTCTCGAATGCCGGGCCGTGCTGAGGGGAAGTGAGGAGACGCTATGAGCGAAGCAGTAATCAAGGACGGCACCGGCAAGGGCTTCTCGGCCTCGGTGAACTCCAACAACAGGCTCCGCACCCACGCCGAGACCTTGGAGCTCCTCCCTGCGGTCAGCCTCCGTGACGGCAAGGCGTTCATGTATAAGACCGACTTCGTGGCCCTCACCACGACGGGGTCCTTCTCGGGCCTGGTCTACATTCAGAACTCCTCCACCACGCCCCTCGCGGTCATGGCTATCCGCACCTGCGGCACGGCCTACTGCCAGTGGAGGATCCTCAAGAACCCCACGGGTGGGACCCTGATCTCGGGAGGGACGGCCTCCACCCCGCTGGCAATGAACTTCACGTCCGCGGAAGACTTCGAGGGCACGGCCCTGGTTGGCGCGGACACCAACACGGTCACGGGTGCTACGGTCCTGGGGACCTGGATCAACGGGGGTCCGGGCCACTCCGTAGAAGAGTTCTCGGGGGCCCTCATTCTGGGCCAGGGCGACTCCGTCGCCCTTGAGGTCCAGCCGAGCGCAGCGGCCACGGTCTGCTCCACGATCCAATTGGCCTACGTCAACGCGACGGAACTGGGGGCGTAATGGCTCAGTATCGAAAGGACGTTTTCAACCTCGCCCCTGGGCTAGGCCGGGCTCTGTCGGATCCGCGTGAAGCGGAGGCCCGCGCCCGGGAGCAGAGCAACCGGGCGCAGCAGGACATGATCCAGCGCCACCGGATCCAGCAGCGAGAGCTCGAGCTCCGGGAGCAGGCAGCACAGCAGCGTCTCGCCCAGGCACAGGCCCGCATGTCGGCGCCCAGCATGGGCTACTCCTCGTCACCCCAGGGGTCTCAGCGAGAGCAGGCGCTCCAGCGCCTCATGTCCTCCATGGGGATCAAGCCCCGTTTCGGGTCCACGGCCAGCCACGACCTCGGCGCCGGGCGCCCTCAAGAGGACGGGTTCTCCGTCCGGTCGATCCCTGGCCCCTCGGGGGACTGGCAGCCCGGGGCCGTTGATCCCCAGCAAATGATCCTCAGCCGGCTCCAGAATCAGCAACAGGCCGCGCAGGCGCAGGCGGGCTTCGGGACAAACGACCTCCTGAACGCGCAGAGCGCCCAGCAGTTCATGGGCCTGGAGAAGGAGCGGGACGCCTTCCGTGCAATGGAGGAGGCCAAGGCCCTTGAGGCCTCGCGCTACGCGGACAAAAAGGGTTTCGCTGACACGGAGCAAGCCCGCAAGGGCGGGGAGTCCTGGGCCAAGATCATGCAGACCATGAACGAGCCCGGCATGTTGGCTGCGAAACTGGCCTCCAATGAGCGGATCGCAGGGGTCCGCACCAAGCAGGCCAAGGCCCTGGCCGCTGCCAAGGCCAAGGCCGCGGAGATCCAAGAGGCAGAGGCCGCCGTCGACCCCCTGCGTCGCCACATTATGGGCGGAGGAGAGTGGGACCTCGCCACTTCCCAGGCCATGGACGACGCATACAGCACGCTCCGAGGCAAAGAGGCCCGTAAGGCGTTTCGCACGATCAAGAAGGACCTCCAAGAGGTGGCTAAGCGCAAGGCCGAACACGAGATCTACGGGGACCCTCGGGACGAGGGCTTCCTGGCAAGCAACGCTCGACTGGACGAGGAGATCAAGAAGGCGTTCCCCTTCGTGTCCGACGTGCAAGACTTCATGTCCAAGATCCCCGGCCTCCGTATTCCCGAGACCCGAGAGATTCAACTGAAGAAGGCTCTCAAGCTAATCGGGATTGAGTAGTGGCCGGGTTCGACCGCAGCACACTCGGGGTCCCTGGAGGCATTGATCGCAGGGCCCTCGCTCACACTGTCTCGCCTGGCGAAGACAACAGCACCTTTGGGAACGTCCTCCGTTTCCTGGGGCGCCCGGGCTTCGCGGCCCGGGCAGCCCTCATGGGGGACTTCGAGAGCGCGGGCCGGAACCTCGCCCAAATGGCAATCGACTTCCCGACCGGGGGGTTCATTGACCGGCGCCTTGGGCTGACCTCCCTCGCCAATATCCTGCTCCCTGAGAAGTATGAGTTCTCCGAGGAGCTCGCTCCGCTCAAGCGCCAGATCGAGACCACGGACGTCCTCGACGAGTGGGGGGTCCTGTCCAAGCGGAACCTCGGGACCTTCGAGAAGGCCGCAATCGACATTGCGGGTGGGAT